ACCGCCAGGCGCTTCGTGATCGTGGTGCGCGGAATGCCGGTGCGCTCGGCGATCTGCGATTGCGTGCCCGGCATCGCGGCCAGGATCGCCTTGTCGTAGAAGTAGGACAGCGCCGACCGGAAGTTCGCCGGCACCTTTTCATCCGGCTGCGGCCCGGCCGCGAACGTCAGCACCATGGATTCTGCGCCGTACTCATGCGCTTTCGGGTTCGGTGCCATGCCGACGATGTGCACGATGCCCTTGTCGCAAAGCCGGCGGAGGGCGTGCGATGCGTATATGCGCGACGTGCCCATCACGTCCTGGATCACGTCGGCCGTGCAGGGCAACAGTTCCATGATGGCCGGCTGCCAGCTGCGGCCCATATCCGCGCACCGCGTGCTGCAATACTTGCCGGCGCCCTGGCTGGCGTTGCTGTTCCAGACCTTCAATGGCCCGCCGCAATAGTTGCAGGTGCGGACCTGATGCCCGCGCGGCGGCTTCATAGGTCACCTCGCACGCAGCGCCACTGGTACCAGTTCGTGTACGCCGCGCGTGGCGTACTGCCGATGCCGGTGACGGTCGGGCAGCTGCACATCCAGAAGCCGCACCACTTTACGATTTTGGGTTTCATCATCAACTCCCGAACATATCCAATTGTGGGGATGTGTCCAACTTAACAGCTTCGACGCGCTCCAGTTCGTACTCGATGCGGGCGGTGGCGATCTCCAAATAGCCGGCCGGCTGTCCGTTTTCGTCCTCATCCTTGTCAATGCCGACGAACTCAAAGCCCTCACGCATACAAGCCTTGCCCGTGCTGCCGCTGCCGAAGAACAGATCCAGGACCTTGCCACCTGGCGGCGTGACCAGGCGGCAGAGGTACGCCATCAGGTCCGTGGGCTTCACTGTCGGGTGCGTGTTGCCCTTCAGCTCGCCGGCGGCGGCAGCGTTCTCGACATGGCGCAACGTGGTGCCGCGCTTGAGCTGCGGGCCCGGATCCTCCAGGCCTTCGTTGCGGTCCTTCGTGCTGGCCTTGGCGCAGTAGAAGAACCGTGCCGCGCTGCCACTGTCGCCGTGGAACACGCCGGCCACCCTCTCGCGCTCTCCCGTGACGCGGCCCACGCTTGCTGCGCTGGCCTCGGTGCCGCGCACGGGTGCGCTGGCACCGGCCTCCGCAGGAAACGCGGCCCGCACCTCGTCGCTGCCGTCGTGGATCAGGTTGGCGGGCCAGCGGCCGACGTGTTCGTGCGTCGTCGATTCGTGCCCCGCATGCCACGGGCGTGCATTCTGCCCACCGTGGGCAAGCATAGCCGTGTGGTGCGACTTCACCGTTTCCGTACCGACCCTGCACCCGTCGATGTTTAGCGCACCGGTGCCGTGCGCCAGGACGTTTGCCGCCACGGTGCGGCCCTTCGCCAGTGGCTTGCGCGCGACGCATATCGGCTCGTGCGCCGGTTTCAGCGCCGTGCCCCAGCCATCCCACTGCTCGCCTTCAGGCGTGGCCGGCGTGTCGCGCTTCACCGATGCGCCAGCGTCAGCGCTTCCGACAATGCCGCGGTGGCCGTTCGTGCTGGTCGGCCGCACGGTCGCCTCGCCAGGCCGCGTCTCGTTGACTTGCTTGAGCGCCAGGCTGTCGGAGCGGCCGCTGGTAACGTGGCCGTCGATCGCCTTACTGACGTTCATCGACTTCGGAAACCCGCTGCCGTACACCCACATGATCTGGTCGCGGATGTCGAACCCGGCGTCCTCGATCGCGCACGTCATGCGGTGATAGGTGCGGCTGCCGGAGAACGCCAGCAGGTGGCCGCCTGGCTTCAGCACGCGCAGAGCCTCGCGCCACATGTCGACGTTGTACGCGATGCCCGAGGCGTCCCACGTCTTGCCCATGAACCCGAGCTCGTACGGTGGATCCGTGACGATCGCGTCGACGCTGTTGTCGGGCATGGTGCGCAGCACGTCGAGCACGTCGCCGCGGTGTAGGATGTATGGCTTCGTCATTCCGCGCCACCTTCCATCGCCAGCTGCGGCTGCTGCACCGGCAGCGCCATCACGCGCACGACGACGCGCGCGCCGTGTTCGTCTGGCTCCATGCGTTTCGCCACGATCTCATGCACGAAGACATCGTCGACGAACGCGTGGCCCTTCAGGCCATCCAGCGTGGGCTTGATGAGGTTGTCCAGGTCCGGCGCACGGACGCTGTCGTCCCATGCCGCGCCCATCTGGCGCTGTCGCTTCTGCCAGTCCTGTGGGCGGTGCGGGTACATGAACAAGTTCACGCGCACGCGGCCTACGATCGGTTCCGTCACGCCGGCCTGTCGTACCAGATCCGCAACGGCATCCTTGAACAGTACACCCTCCTGCGTCACGTACGTGATCGCCATCGGCCGCTTTCCTTTTGGCGTGACGACGCGCGTGGCCCAAAGACGGTTTGCCGATGGCGGCACGGGAAGCACGAGAATTATTGGTTTCGTCATTTTTGAGAGATCCTTGTCATTTTGCGGCAGTGCTCACACTTCGTTTTGCTGCGCTCCGATAGGCGCCGCAGTTCATCCTGATAGCGCGCGTGGTACTGGTGGTACTGGCTTTCCTGCCGCGCCAGCGTCTTCAGCGCGTACATCGGATTTAGCTTCTCGCCGCAGTCGCGGCACTCGACGGTGTCCAGCGTCTCGTCGATGATGAAGCGCTTATGCCAGCACTTCATGCCTGGCGCGATCTGCAGAACCCGCCCCGTGTCTTTCACCGTAGGTTTCACGGGAAGTTAGTGGACCTCCGCCAGCTGCGGCGCCTCGTCTGGTGGGATTTCGACGATCACGGCATCAGTCCTTTCTGGTTGAGGATTTCGTGTGTGCGCAGATTTCACGGCTCCAGTGTTGAAGTGCCCAACGCTCACGATCCGTTCGGTACCGCAATCGCACACGCAGCGGTAGCGACTTCCATGCAGGACCTCGACGGCAGCAAGCATTTCAACGCGCTTGATTTCCATTAGAATTCCTTTCCAGTATTGCGAAGCACAGCACCATCAGTTCTTCCTGCGTTCCGTACAGCTTTTCGAAGCGGGACTTGTTCGGGTGCACGGCCACGCGCCCCGCTGGATCGGTATCGTCCTGCTGGTGGTGCGGCGCGCACAGCGGTAGGACCAGCTTGTGACAACCCGGCTTCGTGCGTCCGTCGACGTGATGGATCGATACATGCTGGTTGAACTGCCCGTCCTTCATGCACGCCACACAACCGATCTCCGTGGCCAGCCGATCCCACATCAATTTTTCTTCCGGCGTCACCGGTCGCTGCTTCGACTTCATCGCCTTCTGCCGCGGCTTGCCGGTGGCGCGCACTGCGCCGTGCAGCGAAGACTTCGCCTTCAGCGTCGACGTGCCGCGCGCCATCGGCGCCTTTCTCGTCATGGCTGTGCGCTTCATGCTGTCCGCTCCATCTCTGACTGGATGCGGCGCCCGATCCAGCGCACCACCGGTACAGGCCACGAATTACCCAGCGCCTTATAGCGCGGGCCATCCATCATCGGCTTACCGCGATATGGCACCAGCGTGTAGTCGTCGGAGAACCCCTGCAAGCGTTCGCACTCGCGTGGCGTGAGGCGGCGCACGGCCATGCCGTGCTGCGCACATTGCACCTCGGCGCGCGCCTCCAGCGTGTAGGCAACCTCTTCCTGCACGCCGACACCATCGGGACCGCTGTTCGGATTCGTGCGAAGCGCGCCGGCCTGGATGGCGTGCGCCGTCACAATCGGCTGCCCGCGCCCGGTCCCGTCCTCGCTCGCGTCGAAGCCTTCGGCTTTCAGCGTGTGCGTGATGTCGCCGGTGATGCAGACGGCCATGGGCTTCGTGTGCAGCGTAGGCACGGCGCCATCCGCACGGCACGCAGCCCGGTTTTCCGGCGACGTGACGTTGCGCTCGTCGAACAGCGCGACCGGTTGGACCGCGAACGTCTCCACCTCGAAGTCGATGCGCATGCCACGAGCGGTCAAGCAAGCCGCAACGTCTACGCTTCCACCAGTTCGTCCGCCGCCGAAGCACTCAACGGGCTGGAGGTGCCCGGCGCGGGCGTGGTCGACATCGCTACCGCCGTCAGTGCGGCGAAGAGTGCCGGCGGCAGCTTCTTGCCCCTGGCCTCGGCTCGGCGGAGAATCCCGGCGCACGCCTTCGAACTCAAAAAGTACTGCGGCGGGATCGAACCCGTCTCGAGCACTTGCGACAACGAACACACGACGGCGTCGTTGGGCCAGTCCGAAATATTGGGCATCGAGAATCCGCCACGCGACTGCTCTTTGTGGTCCAAACACACAACCAGCGTTCGACCATTTTTTCCCTGGCGGGACGACTGGGCAATCTTCTCCGGCAAGCGCTCCCAGAAAACATCCGAAGGCGTTGTCGGCGGTGCTGAGGACACCGGGGACGTTTTCCCATACGTGGACGGCTGGAAGAAGTCCAGTTGCAATGCGGCGTTTGTCGATTTCATCTGCGATTTCGCAATAGGTGAGGGTGAGGTTTCCGCGATCATCTTCCAACGAATTACGCAGGCCGGCGATCGAGAATGCCTGGCACGGTGTGCCGGCGCAGAACACGGCCGGCGCGTGCACGAAGCCGTCGCGGATCAGGTGCGGCAACTCGCGCATGTCGCCGTGGTTTGGCACGTCCGGATAATGGTGTCGCAGCAGTGCGCTGGGCGCGGCATCAATTTCCGACACCCACGCGGTTTTCCAGCCCAGCGGCGCCCATGCCACCGTGGCCGCTTCGATGCCGCTGGCAGTGGATCCGAAATCAATCATGCCGCACCGCCCTTCTGCTTCGCCTCGCCGAACAGCGCTTCCACCAGCGGATCGCGATGCATGCCTATCTGCTTCGCATCCACCCTGCGTTGTCGCTTCTGCACCAGCGGCGGCCGGTCCTTCTTTGCGATGGACAGGTGACACAATTCCGGCGGTAGGATCAGCTGGCGGCCGATGATGTGGTAGACGACGTGGCCGCCGTTGCGCACGCCGAGCCGGACTTGCTGCACCTCGTCGGCCAGCTGTAGGCGGCGCATCGCCGCGCGCGTCGTGTGCTCGGTCTTTCCGACGACCTGGGCGACAGTCCTGCAGGTGACGGAATGCTCAGCGTCGACGAGGAATTCCCGGATGACCTGCAGCGTCGCCGCGCTGACGCGCGCACCGATGGGCTTATTCACGATGCGCTCCCGATTCAGCGACCAGGCCGCGCCACGGGAAGCTCTGGCATGGCGCCACCGCGCTGGTGCACAACGCCGAATGCACGGTCCCATACCCGCAGAACCACGACCAGCCGTTCCAGCGGCAGAACAGCGCGAAGCTGCCGTCCTGCTCGTCGCTGTAGTCGCGCTCGTAGACGCCTTCGCGCACTGGTTTTTCATCACCGCTGAACCACGGCGTTTTTTCTTGCTCCTGCATGCTGTCCTCCTACTGCGGTTTGGCCGGCCCGAACAGGGCGGCGATTAACGGGTCGCGCTGCACGCGCACCTTTGCGTTCTGGACGATGCGCGGCTTCGCGCCCAGCTCGTCCATCATCTCGTGCACCATCGTGCCGATGCTGAAGTTCGTCAGCGCTGTCAGCATCCGCTTGCGCGCGGCGAGCCGCCGGCTCTTCTGCTCCGGTGTCAGGATCGTGCCGTCCAGGCTTTCGGTGAAGTTCTTGACCTTCTGCGCGTCGGGCACCAGCGTGAAGTAGAAGACCTGGCCGACTCGCCCCGGCATCGTCACGACACGCTCGACAAGCAGGCCTGCCTCGCGCAGGCGCGCCAGCTGCTTGCGCGCGCCACTGATCGAGCACGACAGGATCACCGAGACGTCAGCGGACGTCAGTGGACCATCTTCGCGCAGCGCCTCGATCATGCACCGCAGCTGGACTGCAGTGTTGCGTTTGATGCGATCGCTGCTCATGCGCCACCCGAATTGGTCACGACGCAGCTGATCTTGCGGCCAGCGCCGACGTCCGCCTGCTGGCGCTCCAGGCAGTTCACGTACACGTCGTTGCGCGCGTGCTCCTTTCCGGACAGGTACCAGCCGTACGTCGCGCCGCCCCACACGAGCAGCAGCGCGATCCAGCTGATGGCGGACCGTGCGGGCGTCACAGCGGCACCTTCGTCGTCTGCTGGAACTGGCTGACCGCGACGGCCAAGATCGTGGCCTTGCCGCGCTCGTCGCAGCGCTTGAACATCTCAACCAGCTGCATCAAACGGGCGTCCATCCGCACGGGATGTGTCTGCGCTTCGCGCTGGGCGTCCAGCTGACCGCGGTAGTGCACAAGCACGGCGTCTTTGTCGATGCAGCCCGGCGCGCCCAAGCCGTCAAACTCCTCGTGCCGCGCGGGTTGTTTCTGTGCTCCGATCATGGACTCCTCCCTCATTGGTAATCGAACTGGCGCAGCAGCGCCATCATCCCCTGCTCGGCCGCCTGCGGCGACGCGGCGGGCCACAAAGTCTGCTGCGCGACGGACATGCGCAGGAACGCCCTCGCGTCTTCGAAGAATTGCCGGGCCTCCTCCTCGCTACAGTCGGCGAACGACAGGGACTTCGGCACCGGGCGCAGCTCGCCGTCCGGCGTCGGGATCCAGTCGACGAACCCGGCGCCAACCTTCAGCCACGCGGTGAACACGCGGTAGTCCTCGAACCGGTCCTGCGCCTTGAACACCGTCGACAGGACCTTAAAAACGAGCCGATGGAACCGGCTGTTGCGCTGCCGCTTCACGGTCAGCGTGAAGTAGCTGCCGGCCGGCGCATCGGCGAATGCGCGCCACCAGCCGCGCCACGCCTTCATGTCGCGCTCGGTCACGCCGTCGATCGCCTGGAACAGGAAGCGCCGCACGATCTCGGCGTCCGTTTCGGGCAGCCGGTCATCGGTCCGCTTCAGCAGCACGATTTCCACGTCTTACTCCGGATCGCCCACGCAGCGCTGGCCCAGCATCTGCTTGATCTCGCGCACACTCCAGCCGGCAATGCCATGGTGCTCCATCGCCTCGGACAGCGCGACCACGTACATCGCGCTGAAGGCAAGCGCGCCGCTGCGCAGCTTGCTGATCACTGGCGGATCCTGCTCCATCGCACGACCAAGCGCTGCATCGCTGGTGATCTCGAGCTTTTTTTTCGCGGCATCGAGAAGAAATGCCTGAAACCGTGCTCGATCAGTGAATTCTTTTGCTTTAGTCATAAGTTCCGTTCCCTTCTTTTAAGTGCATATTTCTTCAGTTTTTGCATTGTGGTGGCTGCCGATGGCACATCAGGCTGAGCCAGGATCCGCGAAATAGCGGTGCTGCTCAATCCAGATGCTTTAGCCACGTGCGCGGCAGGAGTATCTTGCAGCTCGTCAATAAGTATGCTGCGATACCTTTGATAGTCGAAGAGCAACTTTGCCTCTCGCTTCAAGGACTTTATGAGGACATACCCTTCGACGTGCAGCCTGTTATACGGCGGATGTAAATCGCCAATCGCCTGCTTCTCGATCCGGTAGGCTTCGTCCCGGTCCGAGCCGATCGGCTCAACCTCTATCCGTCGCACAAGGTGTCCCCAAGAGGATCTGCGCAGGTGCGAGTGAATCCTTTTCGTGACCTCGCCCGACACGCCGATGTACAGCAGATTCCCATCCTTGTCGTACTGCTTGTACAGCCAATACTGGATCATTCCTTGCCCCGGAAATGATCGGCCAGCGTCTTTACCGTCGAGTACGGCGGGTCGGAATGTTTGCCGTTGGCGATCTTCAGCACGGTTCGGTAGCTGATCCCCGTGTTCCTCGCCACAGCGGCAATGTTTGCGTCCTTCAGCATCGACAGGACGTACTTCAATTCATCGGTCATCGGACACTCCTTTTGTTGTAAGGTATGAGCAATATACCGTCACATTTTTAACACGTCAAGAACAAAATTATGTCATTTGGTTGTTGTATTTTCCATTAGGCAGTGCTAGGATGATCTTCACCGAAGCACTGAATTCCGCGCAGAAAGGCGCAATCAAGGCGTGTCGAGGGAGGGCACCCCGGAGCCAACCGGGACTTATATGAACAACAACCACATGGAGGACATCATGTCTGCTACGCAAGAGCAAGGCCAGCAAGTCCAGCAACCCGTCGGCGCAATCCCGTTCGTCATCGACCTGACGGCCCGGGTGATGCGGCGCCACCGCCTCCTCGACGAGATCGCGCAGAACCGACTGAACCGCGCCCACGTCACCGAGATGATGGCCCGGTACCAGGAGCTGGCCGACATGCTCGACGGGCAGCATAAGGTGTTGCAGGAAAGCCTCAAGGTGCGGTGACTGGAAGAAAACACTTGCGCGCAGGAATCGTAGGAAATAGAATCGGCTTGTCGATGTGAGGGCATTGACGGATAATCATCCAGAAGCCGCTTCGGTTTCTGTGTTCCTCGGGTTAAATCCCAGCTTGCCCTCACAAGTGGAATGCAGAATCCCAAGCGGCTTTTTGCTTTTCCGTCCTCACATCGGCCGCACCCCAGGCGATACCAACGCGGCACGAGCCACCGGCGTGGGAGAAAACGGTTTGAACTGAGTCCCCTGCGTATCTGGCTGGGGGCAGTGCCCGGACAGCACAAGGACCGGGCAGGAAGTGGCGTAAAGGGTTGACGGCGAAAGCTGGCGGGCGGTTTGGCCTTACCGACAATAAGGCAGCCACGATTACGGGATTCGGTTCACCAGTGCACAGCAAGGTCAGAGCGGGCAGGGTTCAACCCGACCCCAGCATTAGTCGTGATGTACCTATACCAGAGGAATTATGGAACTGACAATTCAAAGCAGGCAGGTGATGTCGAGCCGCGAGATTGCGGAACTGACCGGCAAGCAGCACTTCCACGTGAGGCGCGACATCGAAAAAATGCTGAAGGAACTCTCGGAAGATGAATCCAAGTTTGGATGCACCTACATGGACAGCATGAATCGAGAGCAGCACGAGTACGCGCTGGACCGCGAGCTGACGGAAACGCTGCTGACCGGCTACAGCGCGCCGCTGCGCCGCAAGGTGATCGCCCGCTGGCGCGAACTGGAGGCTGCGGCGCCGGCCCCGCTCGACCTGAACGACCCAGCTGCGTTGCGCGCAGCGCTGCTGGGCTACACCGAGAAGGTGCTGGCGCTGGAGGCCAAGGTGGCGACGGACGCGCCGAAGGTCGCGTTCGCAGAGGCGATCCGCGCCGTCGACGGCGTTTGCAACGTGGACCGCATCGCGCGCGTGCTGAACATCGGCCGCAACAAGTTCTTCAAGCGCCTGCGCGAAGACGGGATCCTCATGTCGAACAATCTGCCGTACCAGAAATACATCGACCGCGAATACTTCACGGTGATCGAGCAGGAGCCGTACACCGACAGCAAGGGCGTCAGTCACCCGACGTTCACGACGATGGTGACCGGCGCCGGCCAGGTGTTCCTGGCGAAGCGCTACGCGAACATCGAAGGGAGTGCGAAATGAACAACGACGACCTGATCGCCCTGCGCCAACTGCACCGCCTGATCAGCCGCACGCACAGCGTGCACGCCGCGTATGCGCCGGCGCTGGAGCGGGCAATCGAAGACTTCGCGGCGCAGCAAGCCGCGTGGACTGCCTGCATCCCTGTCGGGAATCCCACGCCGAGCGTGCTGGTGGGGCTGGGTTTCAATGAGCACGGCCAAGTGGTGCGCACCACGAAAGAGGAACCGCATTGGGCGCCCGATGACCAGATGTCCGCGGTAACGCGCCCGAGCATGGCCGAGCGGATGGCGAGCGGATCGCAGGCCGCAGCGCTGTCCGCGATCCGCGACCTGGGTGAGTTCGCGGATGCGCAGGAGTTCGCCGCGCGTCGTGAACGGCAAGATCGGATGGCCGAGTATCAGGCGCAGGCGGCCGAGAAGCGCCGGCCAGACATCCGTGGGCTGATCGCGAACGACGGCTTCGCCGCCAGCTTCCAGTCGCTGGGCCAGTACCGCGCCGCGCTGCTGAAGGCGCTGGGCGGCACGGAGGACTGATCCCATGATCTTCCACGCCCTGCACCACTACGCGATGCACATCGCAAAGGTCTGGTTCGACATGGCCGACGACGCCAAGACTGACCCCAGCATGCGCCTGTACAGCAAGGCGCGCGGGCTTGTCGAGTACGACCGCATCCTGACGGGCCGCTCGTGGTCGCCGTGGGATGCGAAGAGCAGCCGCGCGCCGCGCGGCGGCGCGCAGGTCATGCACGAAGATTTCGTATAACCGCGTCACCACCTGGAGAAGATGATGGAAGGGTTTGTTTTGAAAGATGAGGGCGCGGCCGCGTTTCAGCACACGCTGCACCCGGCGATGATGCGCGCGTACTTCGCCGCGCATGCGCCGGATGTGCCGTTTCACTACGAGTTCCAGCGCGTACTGACGGCCGTCGACGAGGGTAATGGTCAGACGAGCGTGAAAATGCTGCCCGAAACCGATCTGGCGCGCATCGTCCGCTGGCGCCTGGAATACGCCGACCAGATGCTGGCCGCGCTGCGCGAGGGTGCTCCGGAATGAACCGCGTGATCCCTATCCGCGCCAGCTCGTTCGGCAATCTGTTCTCGTGCGCGCACCGCTGGGAGGCCGAGCACATCCTGGGCATGCGCCGGCCCTCGTCGCTGCGCGCGCACCTGGGGACCAGCATCCACGCCGGCACCGCGGCATTCGACCAGGCCACCATCGACGGCTCGCCGCTGAGCGTCACGGACGCGGTGGATGCGACGATGGAGGTGTTCGACAAGCCGCGCCAGGAAACGGACATGCGCGACGAACGGCTGCCGGTGAAGGAGGCCGCGCGCATCGCGGTGCAGCTGACGATGAAATACTGCCGCGAGATCGCGCCGACGATGGAGTACGTGGCCGTGGAGATGGCGCTGGACCCGCTGGAGATCGAGACGCACGGCGTCGTCATCCGGCTGACCGGCAACATGGACCGGGCCCGCGTGTCGAAGACCGAGTACGGCCACGTGATCCCGGACCTGAAAAGCGGCAGTCGGCTGATTCGCGACGGACAGGTGATCATCCACGGCCGCGCGCCGCAGGTCGGCACGTACGAGCTGCTGTACACGCACACTACCTGCGAACCCACGGCCGGCGGCCAGATCATCGCGCTGCAAACCACGTCGAAGTGCGAGACGGGCGTGTCGAAAGTTTTCGACGCGAAGAGCATACTGGTGGGCGACGACGAGAATCCGGGCTTGATCGAGGTGGCCGGCCTGATGCTCAGCACCGGCTCGTTCCCGCCCAACACCGCAAGCCCCCTCTGCTCCGAACGCTACTGCGTGCGCTACAAAACCTGCCGCTTCGTCGAACGATAACCGCAACAACAACCACAACCACCTGGAGAAACTGATGGAACAGCAACAAGGCAACACCCCAACCAACCCTGCGGCGCTGCGCGCGAACGTTGGTGCCCGCGAGGCGGCGCTGCCGGCCGTGCAGATGGGCTTTGGCAATCTGCAGTCGTTCGAGCTGATCCAGCGCGCGGCAAAAGTGCTGGCCCACTCTACGCTGGTGCCCACGGCATACCGCATGCAGAAGGAGGTCAAGGAGTACGGCAAGGTCGTCGCCTACGAGGACAATCCGAGCGCCATCCCGAACTGCATCGTCGCTTTGAACATGGCCCAGCGCATGGGCGCCGACCCCCTGATGGTGATGCAGAACCTCTACATCGTCGAAGGCCGGCCATCGTGGTCGTCGCAGTACATCATCGCAGCGATCAACTCGTGCGGACGGTATTCGCCGCTGCGCTTCGAGATGAGCGCCGTGGGCGAGCCGCGCGACGTCGAGTACACGACCACCGAATGGGTGCAGGTGCAAGGCGAGAAGAAGAAGCAGCCGCAGGAACGGAAGAAAAGCGTGACCATCACGCCGCGCACGTGCGTGGCCTGGGCCACCGAGCTGGCAACCGGAGATCGCCTGGAGTCTCCGCCGGTGTCGATGGATATGGCCGTGGCCGAGGGCTGGTTCCAGAAGAACGGCAGCAAATGGCAGACCATGCCGGACGTGATGCTGCGGTACCGCGCCGCCGCGTTCTTCGGTAAGCTGTACGCGCCCGAGCTGCTGATGGGCCTGCAAACCGCCGAAGAGGCGCACGATATCATCGACGTGGAGCGTCAGCCTGAAGGCCACTATGCGGCCGCGCCGGCCACCGTGGAATCGCTGCGTGAGCAGCCGGCGGAACAGGCCCAGCGCCGCCGCGCCACCGACGCAGAAGACGCGGAAGTGATCGAGCAGCGCGCCGAAGAGACGGCGCCGCCGGCGGAATCAGCCGCGCCCCAGGCCCAACCCGATGCGCCGGCCGCCAGCGAAGAACCTGCGTCCGATGCGCCGCCTGCTGATGCAGCGGCACAGCCATCGCCAGCTCGCGTAGCGATTAATGCTGCGCTCGATGCGGCCCGCGCGAAGAAGAACGACGACGCCGTTGCCGCCGCGCTGGGCACCGCACCGCAAGCTCGCACGCGCCGCGCCGCGCCGACCGCCGAATAACCATTTCACCCACCACCCAACCGAAAGGGAGTACACATGTCCGAAGAGGCAATCGCAAACACCGCTGGAGAAGAGCCGTTCGAGAATCCGGATTTCCAGGAAGTCGAGCACGCGCAATCTGATAACGCCGGCGTGGTCGACGCCGAAACAGCGCCGCCGGCCGCCGCGTCCGGCATCGAGCCGTTCTCGCTCGTGAAGGAAAAGTTCACGCTGTCGAGCATCAACACCCGCGGCGAGAAGCACGGCGACGAGCGCGTGCCGGCGCTCGACCTGAAGTTCACGACGAACCTGTCGAACAGCGTGCTGCTGAAGCTGCACCCGGGCCTGCGTGACGCGCTGTACGTTCCGGACCGCCAGACCGACATCGAGGCCGACTACGGCCGCAAGCTGCGGTTCCCGCTGATCGGCACGATCCCGTACGACCTGGAAGTGCCGCGCGTGAAGCTGCGCGTGCACGACTGCGACAGCGAGGACAACGACGTCGTGCTGATCGACGGCCGCGCCAACAAGTTCAAGATCACGCCGATGGAAGGCGGCAGCGTGGCGCTGGCGTTCCGCGTGCAGTTCTCCGACTACGACACCGACGCGCTGGCCGCGCTGGCGCGCGTGCTCCAGCAGACTGTGCCGATCTCGCTGGCCTGCGAGGCGGCCGAGGAAGAGCCGACCATCGAGGAGCAGGTGGAGCAGGTCACGCAGAAGCCGAAGAGCGCGGCATGGTTGGCAGGCGAAAAACTGTTTGTCAACGAAGGCGAGGACACGCTGACGGGCAGCCTGCCGTTCCCCGATGATCTGCCGGACTTCCCGGTCGACGCCCAGGGTGAAGCGCCTGCCGCCGAGACGGCACCGGCCGAGTCGAACGTCACGCCGATCAAGGCACCGCGCAAGAAGCGCACTGCGAACGGGGCAGAATAACATGCCACAATTCCGCAAAAAACCAGTCGTCATCACCGCTGTGCAGTTCACGCAAGCTGTTCGTGACGCCAACATATTCGACGGCGGCGATTTGCCCGAAGGAGTCATTCGCGGCATGGCCAACTATCACCCAGTCCGGCGCGAGGTGTACGACGCGCGCTACTTCGTCGAAACACTGGAGGGCCGCATGGAGGTGTCGCTGGACGATTGGATCATCACCGGCGTGAAAGGCGAGCGTTACCCGTGCAAGCCCGACATCTTCGCTGCGACCTACGAGGCTGTCGAGTAACACCACCCGGGCCGGCCAGTCCGGCCCACATCAACCACTGGAGAAAGAAGAATATGCGCATCGAACGAATCCAGGCACAGAACGTCCTGGCGATCAACGACATCGACATCCGTGTCAACAAACCCATCCTGCTGGTGGCGGCACACAACGGCGCCGGCAAAAGCGCCATCGCCGACTGCATCAAGATGGCACTCACCCGCGAACTGCCGCGCGGCATCGACCACAAAAAAAACCTGGACATGCTGGTCAACGACGGCGGCGCGAGAGCTGGCGGCGCCCTGATCACGTGCAACGATGACCAGGCGTTCGGCTTCGCGCTGCCGAAGGGGAAATTCGACGGTGACGAGCTGCCCGACGCCATGAAGGTGGCGATCGACGGCCAGCGCTTCAGCGCGATGACGCCGGACCAGCGCCGCACGTTCCTGTTCGCCCTAACTGGCCGCCGCGTGACGGCGCAGTACGTGAAGGACGCGTTGACCGCCGCCGGCTGCGTGCCCGCGCTGATCGACGAGGTGCTGCCCACGCTGCGCACCGGTATCGCCGACGCCTGCGAGTACGCGAAGGACAAGGCCAAGGCCAGCAAGACCCTGTGGAACAACGTGACGGGCGGCACCTGGGGCCCGAAGATCGCCGAGGGCTGGGCCGCGCCGCTGCCGGAAGTGCCGGCAGGCGACGTCGCCGCGTTGCGCCAGCACGTGGCCGGCCTGGACGCCGTGATCGCCACGCAGACCGAAGCGTTGGGCGCCATCCGGCAGGCTGTGCAAACAGCTGCCGCCGACGTGCAGCGCCGCGCCCAGCTGGAAGCATCCGTCAAGCGCGTGCCGGAGCTGGAGAAGCTGCTGCCCGCCGCCATCGCCGAGCGCGACGAGTACCAGAAGAAGGTCGACGCGCTGCGCGAGCGCGCGAAGGGCACCGCCCGCGTGGGGCTGGTGCACGACCTGGCCCGCTTCGTTTTCGAGCTGAACCCGACCGACGCGCCCACCGCCACGGCGCAGGCGAAGCTGATGGCTGCCTACACGAAGGAGCACGGCGCGATCACCGCCGCCGGCGCCGCCGACCCGGAAGCGGTGGCTGGCCTGCCCGAGCACGAGCGCGGCCTGCAGGTGCTGGTGAACCGTGCCGCGAACCTCCAGCGCGACCTGGATGGCGCGAAGATGGCGAAGGGCCAGTACGACGCGCTGGAGCCGGCGGCGGATGCCGTCGACGCCAGCACCGAGATCGCCGAGGTGGAGCAGGCGCTGGCTGCGGCGAAGGCCGAACGACAGACCGCGCAGAGCGCCATCCAGGCCATCGAGGCGGCGCAGAAGCTGCGCGCCGACGCAGACGGCAAGACGAAGACCGCCGCCGCCCACCACGCGAACGTCACGGCGTGGCTGGCGATTGCCGAGCAGCTGGCGCCCGCCGGCATCCCCGCCCGCCTGCTGAAGGAAGCGCTGGCGCCCGTGAACGAGAAGCTGCACCAGGCCGCCGTCGACGCCGAATGGCCGCGCGTTGTCATCCACGACGACATGTCGATCACCGTCGAGAAGGATCCGGACGTGCCGCGTCTGTACCAGCTTGAGTCCGCATCGTACCGCTGGCGCGCGGACGCGATGATCGCCCAGGTCGTGGCCACGATGTCGGGCCTGAAAATCCTCGTGCTGGACGCGGTCGACGTGCTGCAGCCGTCGGCGCGCCCCGAGCTGTTCTCGTGGGTCGATCTGCTGGTTGCCGAGGGCGACCTGGACAGCGTCGTGCTGCTGGCCGCGCTGGAGCGCCCGCCCGTCGATCTGCTGGATACGTTCCAGCTGTGCTGGCTGCGCGATGGCACCGTCGTACAGTCCGCGCACAAGGCTGCCGCATAAACGTGCCGTCGCCGCAAAACAACAAAGCCGCCTACGGGCGGTTTTTTTGTGCCAATGTTGTTGCTATGTTGGCGCACATCTTGTACATTGATGTTCATGGCAGCGCATTTCTAGAAAGAATGGAGTATGATGTATAATTCCTCACCAAAGGAGGATTTATGAACAGCATTACTTTCGACGGAACCAAAGAGTCTTTGATGAAATTGATTCGATATGAGCCGGAAACGGGGGCTTTTTACCGAATTTTTTCGGGGAAGGAGTTGGGTCCGGAAAACAAGTCTGTGTACCTGACGATTCGCCTTAACGATGGCAAAACTTACTATGCGCACAGGCTGGCTTGGCTGTATGTATACGGTGAATTCCCTGCTGGAAACTTGGATCACATCAACGGCAACAAAAGGGACAACCGGATAGTCAACTTGCGGCAATGCAACCAATCGCAAAATATGGTCAATACTGGCCGGCAAAGCAATAACAAGACAGGCTATCGCGGGGTTCGACTGCGAAGCGATGGAAAAAAATACGATGCCCAGATCGGGCTTAACGGGAAGAGGTACCACCTCGGGAGTTTTGATACCCCCGAAGAGGCGGCGGAAGCATATAGGGCCGCAGCACTACGAATGCACCACGGCTTTACCCGGATCACATAACCGCCCTTCGGGGCGCTTCACCTGGAGATCGAAATGGCAGGAAAACAAAGTTCCGCGATGGATAAGGCGCAAAAATCCATCGAGTCCGGAAAGATGAACGCGCAGCAGGCCGCCGCGAAGTACGGGCTGTCGGCCGTCAGCATCCAGCGCAAGACGTGGTACCGGCAGCACATGGCCGCGCAGGCGGCAAAGGCAGCGCCGTGACCGCCATCTACCCACCGGGCCAGTACGTCGTAACGGTCAAGTTCGACGGCGGCACCGACGATCGCGTCTGCGTTCTGGAGGATGAGCGCGAGGAGATATACGTCATGCAGTTGGCGCTGATCGACATGCGCATGAGCGCTGGGCCTGGGCTGATGGGAAAGGTGGAGAGCTACAAGGTCGAGCCGTACACTGGACAACCACTGAGGAAAACATGGAACTGAAGAACGACGATATTGCGCAGCGCCTGATGGCGGCGGCCGGGAGCGCAAAAAGCTGGGACGAGGTGATGATTTCGGTCGCGCTGATCCGTGCCGCGGCGCAGCGGCTGTGGCCGGTGGTCGACCTGGAAAGCGTCGAGGACTTGAGGCAGTTCGTGTGCGCATTCGACATGCAGTCTGGCGACCTGTTGCTGGCGGTGCACCAGCGCGCCGCCTCGGCCAGCGCCGCCCGCATCGCCGAGCTGTCCACAGCCGTGGTCGAGTGGAAGGGCCGCCACGCCGATGCTGCGGATCGCATCGTTGAGCTGGGGGCGAAGTATGTCGACCAGACGCGCCGCATCGCCGAGCTGGAGGCGGAGAACGCCCGGCTTGCTGCGGAAGTGGAAGCGCTGCGCAAGCGAGTTCTGCCGGAAGGCTGGCGCGCGGTCCCGGAACGCCTGACCTATCGCATGAAGCGTGTAGGCCGACAATTTGGCTATCACGAGCAGCATGTTCAGTGGGCCGCGTTGCTCGAGGCCGCTCCACCTCTCCCGATTGAGGCGGTCGCCGCCGCTCCCGCTGCCCCTGTCTCCGCATCCCCGCAGCAGGCAGCGCCTGCCGAACTGACGGACGATCAGATCGAGGCGATCTTCGAGAAATGCACGGACAGCGATGGCTACCCGCCAGTCGTGGGCTTTGCCCGCGCCGTTCTCGCCGCATCCCATCAGCCCGACGACCTGCGCGCCGCCGTGCGCAACATGGTGGCATCGCTGCGCAATGGCGAATGGGCCGAAGACCTCACCCTGACCGGCGACGCGGCGGACCTGCAATCGGTCATCACGAAGCTGGTCGGCGAGGACGCATCCCATCAAGCCGCAGCAGGCGCAGAAGGGGCGGACGGCTGGCACGCGAATAAGGGCTGGGCACCTGTCATTGAGGCAGAGCTGCGTGATGGTTCCATCCTTGTTGTGGGCATGAAGAGCTGCCTCGATTGGGAGGTAGCCGGCGAAAATGAGCCGAGCGACATCATCCGCGCTCGCCTGTCGTTCGCCGCTCCGTCCACCTCTCAGCCTGCACGGGAGGGCGAGTGATGGAACTTAAGCGAACGGACATTCAAGCCCTGCGCGATCTGCAAGCACAACACCCAATCGGCATGTGGAGTTACGGCGTCTACAAAGCTGTTCTGTCACGGCTGCTGGCAGCAGGCCTGATCCGATGGAAGCCCGGCAGCTACCAGAGCTGGGTAGTCATCACGAAGGCCGGCCGCGAAGCTCTCGCCGCCGCAACCACCACCAAGGAGGCGTGACGTGGGCGACCTGAAAAAGATCCGTGAAGCCGCGCGTCAGTTCGCGGCGGACAACATCGCCGAGTGTGCGGTTGAAATTCTGGAGTGGCACGACACGGCCATCCTGCGCGACGGCAAAGTGCGTGAGCTGGCGTACATGCTGCGGCCGCTCTTCAACGATGCCGACAATCTGCGTGGCGCCGAGTCGTTCATCAACGTGGAAGCGCTTAAGTTCGCCGCCCGCTCCCGCTAACCAATCACCGAGAGAATAAATCATGAAAACGACACTGAACAAAATCCGCAAACATTCGCCCTGTAAAGAGGGCTGGGAAACGTTGCTGCGCACGCTGGGCAAAACCACGGCTGACGACGAGCCTGTGAGCATTCTGCAAATCCTCGACAGCAATGGCCTGGACGACGCGTTGTGGTGTCTGAGGGCGGTTGATGGACACGACCGTGAAATCCGTCTGTTCGCTGTCTGGTGTGCGCGTCAGGTAGAACATCTGATGACGGATGAGCGCAGCCGTCAGGCGTTGACGGTCGCGGAGCGCTATGCGAATGGCGACGCTACCGACAGCGAACTGGCCGCAGCGAGGGCCGCAGCGAGGGACGCAGCGTGGGACGCAGCGGGGGACGCAGCGTGGGCCGCAGCGAGGGAAGCAGCGAGGGAAGCAGCGAGGGCCGCAGCGAGGGACGCAGCGTGGGCCGCAGCGTGGGCCGCAGCGTGGGAAGCAGCGAGGGCCGCAGCGAGGGCCGCAGCGAGGGCAAAACAGGAAACGTACTTGCGCGAGCTGTGCGCGCGCACGGATGCCGAAGAAGCGGCAGCGGCAGCGGCATAAACCAATCACCGAGAGGAAACACCGTGAACAAAGAACAGATCGAAGAATTGAAGCGGCGGGCGCGGGCGGCAACGCCGGGGCCGTGGCGCAAGGGCGCGGGGCAAACTGTCGGCCCCATCTCCAGAGATGATGACCAAAGCTACGGCATGGTTGTTTCAATCGCAGATATCTACGGCGACCGCGATGAAGAGGACACGGCTTACATCGCCGCTGCCAACCCAGCCGCCGTGCTGGAGCTGATCGCCCTTGCCGAGCGCGCCGCACTTGTCACGCCAGCACCACAAGCAGCGGCGGGGAAACACCCCGTAGTAGAGATGCTTCGTCGCGCAATGGATATGGCTGGATTGAAGGGAGTCGAACGAGGCCTGTTGATCGGTTTCTTCGGCAACGAGTGGAACAAGGCACTCGCCACCCCAGCCGCCGCACCTGTCAAGGAAAGCGCGACGGCGGGCGGAATTATCGGCTGGGTTGCGCGGACGCCGCACGGCCTGCAAATCCGCGAGACCGAGCCGGATGCTAACGCGCCTTTCGCTGGGTTCTGGAAGCCAGTCGTGCATGCCGCAGCATCGCAGGCCCAGGCCGAGCCGGTCGCTTGGTACAGCGGAACGAAGTTCTACGGCACGCAGGAGGCTGCGATCTGCGGGAATGAGCCGCACGCCCGCCCGCTCGTGTACGCCGGCCCCGCCCCCTCTGCTGCGAGCAGCGATGCGCGGGATGCGGCGTGCGTGTGGAAGCCACACAGCGACGACAGCGGCGGCTGGGAGCTGAGCTGTGGCACGTCATGGTGGTTCCCGGACGGCGGCCCCCAGGAGAACGGCGTCAAGTTCTGCCCATGCTGCGGTAAGCCCGCCGAGATCGCCGCTCTGTCCGCTCCAGCAGCGGGGGAGGCATCGTGAGCCTGCTCGGCGAAATGATCGGCCGCACGGCCCGGTGTTTGAAGTGCGGCGCGCAAGGCATTGGCACCTGCGCGTGCTGGGAAGCGTGTTCGTGCGGCTGGACCGCTGAGGCCGGCAAACCGTGTGGCAACCCGAGCACGACGAAATGCTCCACGAAGGTCAAGTACGGCAAGCGGAAGAAGCGCGCTGACTAACCCCCGCCCCACTCACAGAAAGAGGAATATGGACAACACGAACAACGAAGAACTCAAGCCGTGCCCGTTCTGCGGCGGCAGGGCTCATATCGACAGCAACCGCGACTGGCACCGGCTGCGCGGCGAGCATACGAGCAAGTGCGTATTCGATCACTACGAAGAAATGGCGACAGCGCCGGCGACCGCCGAGGGGCTTGTATGGCTGTACACCGCCTGGAATGGGCGCGCCGCCCCGGCACCAGCAGCAAGCGCGAGCATCGACACGGAAGAGTTGCATGGGCTGCTGAATTCCGTGTGGGCTCTTGGTCGCCAAGAAGACCCGGACACTGGCGAGGTAACGAAGCGCATCATCGCGCACATCGATCAGCACGTCGCCGCTGCCGACCGCAAGGCGCGCATCGATGTAGCCGTGGCTCTCGGCCTTGGCGACAATGGCATGCACACGTTCGCCTGGGAATACCTGCTCACCGCCATCGAGGCATGCTCGAAAGGCGTCGAGGAGCAGGAAGAGGAATTGGAACGGCTGCGTGCCGCTCCCGCACCAGTGAGCGCCGTGCCGCTGGTCAAAGCGCTCGGCGAGCTGCTGGGGGCCGCCACCAATGAGCAGCGATTCAAGGCTGCGGCGGGCGCCCGTGCGGCGTTGACTGAATACCGCGCGTCCCTTCCCCCATCTGCGGGCGCACCAGCAGACAACCTCCAGCGCGCCGCCGGCATCACGGCGACGTGGCCGGAGTGGAAGCGCGGTTACAAGCTGACCAAGCACAGTGAGGCGGCTGGCGCACCAGTGAGCGCAGCGGATCAGGGCCGTCCTGCTGATGCGCATGTACCACGTCTGCAACCCCGATACGTCGCGCGCAGCGTGGACGGTAAGCAGCACGACACTGGCCGCGTCGAGCGGGCCGATGGCGGGTTCCTTGCCTCAACCTATTCTGTAGAGGAGGCGCAATACATTGCGGACGCCCTGAACTTCGCCACGGAGCACCGAGCAGCCGCCCAGCCAGCACGCCAGCAAGAGGCGGAACAGGCGGCGTGCAAGGTGTGTAACGGCATCCGCGCCATAGCCGGCCCAATCGGCGATCCGCCGTCCGAATGCGACGCGTGCTCTGACCAGTCGCCAGCAGACGGGCAGGAACTGCCGGCGCTGCCGCACACGACGTACAACGGGTACAGCGATGGCAGCGAACCGTTGTACACCGCCGACCAGATGCGAGACTACGCCCGCGCCGCCGTGGCTGCGGCAATGCGCCAGCCGCAGGGCGATGAGCAAACCATGCGCAGCTTGATCGAAGATGCTGTAGCGAACCACAATTCGCCGGAAGGCTACATCAAGCTCTGCATGACGTACTTCCGCCACGGATCCCTCGCTGCCAAGCAGGGCGAGAAAGGCGGTGCGGCATGAAGAACTACATTCTCGAAGTAGAGCGCAACGCCGAGGGTGCCGCGCTGGCCTATATGTCCGCCGAGGGTGCTGGTAGCGGGTACCGCATCGCCGGGCCGAAAGCATGGGGTGGGAGCCGGAACCTCGCCACGCTGACAGTTTGCGGCGACGATCTCGTGTCCTTCATTATCGACTGCGCGCCGGAAGTGGCGGCAGCCATCGCTGCCAAGCAGGCCGGAAAGGAATCGCAATGAAGCCGTCGCCGCAAATGATCCGTGTTCTCCAGGATGTGCGCGATGGGTTTGGAGCGTACAGCACGGCTACCGGGAAGGCATTCGGCGGTCGTTACCGGACCGCGCGCGCCCTGCGCCACCACGGGCTGCTCGACTTCAACCACCGGCTGACCGAGGCTGGCAAGGCTGCGCTGGCGGCGGCTGAGCAGGCCGGAAAGGAGCCGACGTGAGCGCCGCATGCCGCGATGATGGCCGCTGCCAGCACGCCATCGACCACGGCGCCGAGGGGCTGGCCGCGTGCCCTGCCGGGAAGTGCTGCATGCCCCGCGCCGACCATGACGCAGCAATGCGCGCTGACTTCGAGGGCTGGTGGCAAGACGATCCCAACATCGGCTACGTGGAAAGCCTGATAAAGAAAAGGGCCGCCTGGGCTGCGTGGCAAGCGGCCACCCGCCGCGCCAGCGAACGCGAGAAGGCAATTCGGTCTGTGTTGGCCGACATGGTGAAGATGATGGACGACGGGGACGAGCACGGCGCCGGGAGTGAGTGGCACACCAAGGCGGTCGCCGTGCTCGCTGCTGCCGCACCAGAAGAGAAGCCCAAGGGGGCGTGATGGAAAAATTCGACGAGATGCAGGAGCTGTTCAAACAGCGCGGCATGGATCACATGCTGATCCGGTCCCGCACCAGCGCCGAGATGGCCGAGCTGTGCGCCAAGATCGACCAGACGTTCGCCGAGGGCGAGACGCGACTGCAGATCGCCGAAGGCAAGCGCGAGGACAAGCGCGTCAAAAAACAGGAGCGGCGCAAGGCCCGCCAGGCCGACATCTGCCTGATCGTGCCGGACGAGCGCCGCAGCGCGGACCGCCGCGGTAAGCGGAGATTTTAGGGAGGGAGCGATGGAGCAGTTCAAGTACCGCGATCAGCGCGAGCCGGAGGCGATCGACGCCGGCCGGCTGCGTGTAACGAAAGAGGAGTTCGACGACATCAGTTTGCTCGTGTTGCTGGCGCTGGACGCCGCGAAGCGCGGCGAAGCCAACAACGCGATGGTCAACCGGCTGCTGGAGCACGTGCTGACCGCCTACACGCTGTGGACGAAGACCAGGAACGACGTGCTGATGCGGCGCGGCTACGCCGGCTATCTGGCGTTGCAATCCGCGTGCGCGAAGTATCCCAGCAAGCTGCGCCTGGCCGGCACCGAGTACCGTGACGTGCGCAACGTCGTGTCGGCGTACTTGCGGCAGATGGAATTCATGCGGGCCAGCGATCTGGTGGCGGCGTATCGCGTGGCGCTGGAAAAATTGGGTGCGTGATTATTTGTTGAATGCTGGAAACTTGAGGTAGAATGAAATCTCACCTCCTCCAGTGTGAAAAGGGCGGCAACCCGCCGCCCCGTATTGCTCGCCGCCGGATAACCTCCGGCGGTTTTTTTACAGCACCGTCTCCGTCAACTGCTCGACGATCGCCGACAGCGATGCCGCCGCGACAGCGACGGCGCACAGCACCATGGCCAGGCGCTCGACGAGCGAGCCGCCGCCGCGACGCTTCTGGAATTCGCTGAAGGTTTCGTTCTGGCGCGGGAATTTGTCGGCCTCGCGCATGCGTTCGATGCTGTCCATGATGTCCTCCGGGTGGTTATTTTTTGGTGTGGTGGCTCGCCCTGCCCGAGCCCGATCCGCTGCGGTATCCCGTCTGCGGATGTCCCACGTCGATGCCAGTATAAGGGCTGGCGCTGGTGTTGCCGCGGTTAATGCACTCATCGGCTTGCACGTCTCTCCTTACTGCGCAACCGATTCTACGCCCAGCGCCACCAATGTCAATCCTCAATGTTTCCCACGTACCACCAGCGCAACAGCAAAACGTGTTCCGCTGCTCAATTTTTCCGCAAGGCATTGCGATATAATCTGTTGCATCCCAACAAAACAGGTGGCATTCGGTCATCTGGCCAACCGAAGGATGCGAAATGACAACTGCAATTCGTGTGGATGACCCCGATACCCGGGAATCCTTTATCGTACAGGGCCAGGACGGCTCGATGCATACGCGACTGACCACGCTGCTAAACGGTGAAGATCCGCGCGGCGTGAACCGGACGATCAACGGCGGCACGCAACACTTCGCGATCAAGCGCATCGCGACGACCACGGCCGGAACGTTCCTGGGCAACGGCAACGTCAACGTCGCCCCGAACGGCACGGTGGGTCAGCAGGGCGACTACATCGAAAACGTCGTCGTCGAGGTGAAAGCCATGGCCAGCGGCGGCAAGGCGGGCGTATTCCTGACGCAGCTCTCGGACCCTGTGTTCGCCCAGGGCCTGACCGGCTCGGCGATCACGAACACCACCAGCCAGACGTTCACGGCCGGCTCGAACCTGACGCTGACGGCCAACCAGCTGGCCGACCGGGTGATCTCGTTCCAGTACACGCCGACCGGCCTGTCGCCCATGTGGTTCACCACCCGCATCGTGTCGCACGCCGCCGTCGCTGCGTCGGCGACGTTGCCGTTTACGCTGGAGGATACCCCGGACGCCGGCAGCGCGCCTACCAGCTGGATCATCCACGGCGTGCTGGCCCGGCGCCTGCTGGACCCGGCCGCGCCGGCCACGTCCGTCCCGTACAACATCACTTGCCGCTACGAGGCCGAAACGGGCGGCTTCGTCGCATGGATCGGCAACGGCGTCGTCAATGCCGACATCTACGGCGTTCTGGCCGGCTAAGGGGGCACCATGCCAGATTACTACGTGGACGCATCGCGTCCTGACGACAGCGGCGCCGGCACCAGCGCGGGTGCGGCGAAGCGCACCATCCAGCCCGTCATTTTCTTCCTGAACTACAGCCTGAACCAGAACGTCTGGATCCGAGGCGGCCGGTTTTACGACGTGACGTCCGTCGGTGCTGGCATCCCGGGCATTCAGCGCTCGCACATCAAATTCCGGCCGTATGGCGACAGCGGCAACCCGTGCCTGGATGGGCGCAACTGGATCGCGCCCAACACCACCCTGTTCACGCCAGAGGGGCCGGCCGCTGGCGGTGGCTACGTCTGGTCGATCCAGCGCGGCACCGCCAACCAGGTTGCGCGCGTGTTCGCAGCGTCGACGAACAACGGCGTGCTACTGTCGCAGCGCACTCAGGGCGAAGCGCTGCGCCGCGTGCAGGACTCGGTCACCGACAACCTGGCGGTGATTCAGGCCAACCTGTCGGAAACCGACAGCTGGTACGGCGCCGGCTCGACGCTTGGTTATCGCCTCTACATGTGGACGCCATCGCAATTCATCGACCCGTCCATGTACTACCAGGGCCTGTCGTTCTACCAGTCTGGCCCCGGCACGACGGGATTCACCAACGCCTTTTCGATCACCAAGGCCCAAGACATCCTCGTGCAGGACATCGACGTCATCGGGGCGCGCAGTGCGGCGATCGCGGTCTTCTCGGCCGATACCGATACTCAGCCCACGATCGGCATCACCATCGAGCGGTGCAATGTTTTCGGTGCCTACGCCAGCGCCGTGCAGGTGCGGCAAACCGTCTCGCTGGCAGGCATTGCCACAGGCGCGTACCTGATCTCCGATGTGTTGGTCAAGGACGTCACCGGCAACACCAACTCATCCCCGCGCGAGCAGGAGCCGAATACCAACTACGCATGGAACTCTTCGCCATCGGACATGTTTATGGCTGTGGATCGCGTGCAGAACGTGCGTTTCGTCCGCTGCCTGTCCATCAATGCACGGCACAGCGCCTATGCGGTCGGCAACTACGCCGCGAACTCGACGAAGAGCCGGTTGGTCACGTTCACCCAGTGTACGGCGCGGGCCAGCACCTGGAACACGTACGCCCGCGGTTTCGGCGTCGGAGCCAGCGAGGATTCAGTCGTATTCGATCAGTGCACGTTCGACGGCATGAATGTGCGTTCCCAGCCTGGCGGCTCCATCCTGATCTCGAACTGCGTATTCAAAAACGCCCGCGGCTACATCCGTGACCTGCCGGATACGGACGGCCATATCTCGGTGGAGAGTTATATCTCCGACAACGGCACGACAACCATCGGCAACGATCGCTACATCTACGTGCAGCCGACGAACATCCGTATCGAAAACTGCTCGTTCGGCCCATCGCCAGGTCCGGCGATCGACATGCTGGCCTATTACGCGAACCCACTGGTAGGTACGCTTCCATTCGCGCAGATCGCCGCCGGCACGGTCACCCTGCGCAACAACCTGTTCCTGGACATGCACCCCAAGCGTATCGGCAAGCCGTTCGTCCAGATGCGCGGCGAGGGACCGCTGGTGGTGGGTGACCAGACGTTCGAGAACAACGCCATCTACCGCGGCGGCGCTGTGCCGGATGTGGTGTACGCCACCGGCCCGAGTGGATCGCCCGTGACCACGACCTACACGGTCAACACGGCGCCAGGTTTCACCACCACGATGACGATCGACCCTCAGGTCGACAGCCAGCTGCGTCCGAAGCGCGGCAGCCCGCTGCTGTCCGCCAACACGCGCAACATCAACGGCCGCCCGGACGCGACCGGCCGCCAGCGCAAGGTGTCCACCACCATCGGAGCCTACGAGAGCTTCACCGACTACAACCGCAGCACGCGCAGCACCTGATCGGAGGAAATCGCCTACCAGCCGCCCAAAAGATTCCGGGCGGCTTTTTTATTGCTACAATTCAAGCGTTCCACACAGCAAGGAGGTTGCAGTGAATACAGAAATCAGCGCCGGTACGCCGGCACAAGACCAGTACGGCGATAGCGAGCAGCGCGGCTACTGCATCGAAATCTATGTCGGCCCCGACAACCAGGTGCAGAGCATCAGCGTGCAGCGCAAGGACGGCGAGGAGCAGGAGGGCCACGGCAGCGGCCAGCCCGTCAGCAGCATCGACGAGGCCCTGCAGGCCGCCCGCCAGCTGTACGAGCAAGGCGGCGCCGGCACGCGCAGCGACGATCTGGGCGCCATGGACGGCTACCGCGGCAACGGCCAGCGCCGCAACGTGGCCGGCATCGACGACGTGTTCTCGCGAGGCTGATCATGGAAGACGACAAGCCCAGCCGCTTCGGCTTCGACGAAATCCACGTCTTCGGCCACCAGGTGCCGCAAGAGCGCTACGAGAAAGACCTGTACCGGGTGATGGGCGGTAAACCTGATCCAGAGCAGCCGTCCCAGCATCAGGACGACACATTCAGCAAACTTCTGGCTCAGCCCGTGGAGAACCCCGTCAGCCGCAAGGCGCTCGACGCCATGTTCCTGAGCGAGGAAATCCCGATGGAGCAGCTGCGCGCCGCCCGGGACGCCCAGGCCCGCGAGGCCCACAACGCCCAGGTCGACCAGAAGAAGGCCAAGAAGAGACAGGTAAAGGAGCTGGCCAAGCAGGCCGGCATCCCGACCGCCACCCTGAAGCGCATGCTGGGGCGCAAGTGAGCAACAAGCTTTCCGAGCTGAACGCCATCCAGCGCAACCTGGAGCGCAACATCGTCGCCTGCGTTCGGATCGCCGCCATGCCGGGGAGCTCCAAGTCGCTGCTGACCGCCACGCTCGATAAAGCCTGTACCTGCGTCGCACGCATTCTGATCGAGAAGGCAAAAATCACGTCGAAAGAGGATTCGGAGCAATAACACAGAAGTTTTTCGCAGTATTCGCCGAACGAAATGCGCACATCTCGCGCCTTCGCGACGAACAATCTTCAGTTAGGCCGCGCTTCGGCCCCGCCAATACGAGGAAATGATGTCAAGCAAGAAAGAAACTACAGCCAATAGTGCTGATAAGAAATCATCTGGTATCAAAAGCACGACCGGTCAGCGCGGCGGCTATCGACCAGGTGCTGGCCGCAAGCCAGGATCGAAGAACAAAAAGAGCGCCGAGTTGATCGCCGAGATCGAGGCCACGGGCGAGACGCCGCTGGAGTTCATGCTGCGCGTGATGCGCGACAAGGCAAAGCCGTGGGCGGACCGCATGGAGATGGCGAAGGCTGCCGCGCCGTACGTGCACGCCAAGCTGTCCAGCGTCGAGATGAACGCGCATGTGACGAACCACGAATCGGCGCTGGATGAACTCGATGGATGAGCGCGAGAAGGCGATTCGCAAGCGGCTGCGCAACGACTTTTACCACTACGCCGAGAAGTGCCTAAAGATTCGCACGAAACTGGGCCAGGTGCAGCCGTTCCAGCTGAACGCGGCGCAGGAGCACATTCACGAGGTGATCGAGGAACAGCTGCGCACGACTGGCAAGGTGCGCGCCATCATCCTGAAGGGGCGTCAGCAGGGTTGCTCCACCTACGTCGAGGGGCGCTTCTACTGGAAGGTCACGCACCGCAAAGGCGTGCGCGCGTTCATCCTGACGCACGAGGGCGAGGCGACGAACAACCTGTTCGAGCTGGTCGACCGGTACCACGAGAACTGCCCGGCGCTGGTGCGGCCGCACACCGGCAACGCGAACGCGAAGGAGCTGTCTTTCGATCGACTTGATTCCGGCTACAAGGTGGGTACCGCCGGCAGTACGGCAGTGGGCCGCGGTTCGACGATCCAGTTCTTCCACGGTTCGGAGGTAGCATTCTGGCCGAATGCCGAGACGCACGCGGCTGGCGTGCTACAGGCCATCCCTGACGCGCCGGGCACAGAGATCATCAAGGAGTCGACGGCGAACGGCCTGGGCAACTACTTCCATCGGGAGTGGCAACTGGCCGAATCTGGCAAGTCCGAGTATCTGGCGATCTTCGTGCCATGGTACTGGCAGGATGAGTACAAGCGGCCCGTGCCGACGGACTTCACGCTGACAGATGAGGAAGAGGCGTACATGGATGCCTACAGGCTGACCCTTGAGCAGATGGTCTGGCGGCGCAACAAAATCACCGAGCTGGGCGAACTGCTGTTCAAGCAGGAATACCCGGCAACAGCAGCGGAGGCCTTTCAGATGTCCGGGCACGACCCATTCATTCCCGCCGAGATGGCGGTCGCGGCCCGCAAGGCCGCGTTCGAGGGCGTCGGCCCGCGCAAGCTGGGCGTGGACCCGGCACGGTTCGGCGACGACCGCTCGTCCATTACCTACCGACAAGGGCGCAAGGTGCATTGGGTGCGCACGTACGAGAAGCTGAGCACCATGCAGCTGGCCGGCATCGTGCGGCAGGCGATCAAGGAAGTGGCCGCCGACCAGTGTGCAATCGACATCGGTGGGCTGGGCGCCGGCGTGTACGACCGGCTGCAGGAGTTGGTGCCTGAAACCGAGTGCCAGCTGGTCGCCGTGAACAGCGGCGAAACACCGATCGACCAGGTCAAGTATTACAACAAGCGCGCCGAGATGTGGGGCGAGATGAAGGAGTGGCTGGCCAAGGGTGCCGACATACCCGACTCGGACGAAATGCAGGCCGACCTGACGCAGATCAAGTACAGCTATGACAGCAACAGCCGGCTGAAGATGGAGAAGAAAGAGGACATGAAGAAGCGGGGGCTGCGCTCGCCTGACCATGCCGATTCGTTGGGCCTGACCTTCGCAGAGCCGGTCCAGCCGCCGAAGAAGAAAGCCATCCCGGTGGTGGAGCGTCGGGTGCTTGATCCGTCGATGGGATACTGACCCATTGACAACCGGAACAATTGTCGCCAGCAAATTGTTTCCGTGTATAATTTCCATGCACTGAAGTAAGTCATTTTGCCGTGCCCCGTCAAACGGGTGTTCTCCATGGGGAGGACAGCGGGTCAGATTCCCGCCGCGGCGCCTAAATGAGGTCCGCATGGAACAAATCGAGCAGGGCGGCGCGTACGACGCCGATGCTGTCACACCCGAGCAGCAAGCCGCCGAGCGCCGTGCTGCGGTCCTGGGCGCGTTGTCGTCCGTCCTGCTGACCTGCCGGACGGAGGCGGTCGCCGCGCGTACCTCATGCGGCATCGAAACCGAGTGGCAGGGCGACGAGGAGTTCTACCAGGGCTACGACGACGCCAACCGCCACGAGTTCAGCCACACCGCGCAGAAACCCGCGCACGGCAGCGCAGCGCCAGCCGGCAAGCGCGACGGCGAAGCAACAGGGTCCACCGTCTTCCCGAACATCACCCAGCCGTACGTCGATGCCGCCGCCGCGCGCGTGGGCGACATGCTGCTACCGACCGACGACCGCAACTTCGCCATCGAGCCCACGCCGATCCCCGACCTGTTCGAGGGACTGGAGCAGGCCATCGCCGCGAACCAGCCGAAGCCGGCCGCCGCGCCGATTCCGCAGCCGAATATTCAGGCGCAGTCGATGGGCGTGCCCGGCATGCCAGGTGCTGCTGGCGGCGCACCGAACATGGCCGGCATGGCTCCTGCTGGCCTTGCGGCACCGCAAGGCGCGGGCGGACCTCCAGCCGCCCCCGAGCCGCAGGTGTCGGTAGACGGCGTCGTGATGGCCATCTCGCAGGCGAAAGAGAAGTTCGACGCCATGAAGGCCGACGCCAAGCACCGCGCCGACAAGGCCCAGGAGCAGGTCGACGACTGGTTGCAGGAGTGCCAATACCACGCCGAGATGCGCAAGGTCATCGACGACGCGGCCAAGTTGGGCAGCGGCGTCATCAAGGGCCCGGTGCCCGTCAAGCGCAAGGCCACGATGTGGACGCGCAACCCGGTGACGGGCGTCTACGAGATGGTCATGGTCGAGGAGATCAAGCCGGCCAGCTACCGCGTCGACCCGTGGGATCTGTACCCGGACCCGGCCTGCGGCGAATCGATCCACCGCGGCACGTACGTGTGGGAGCGTGACCGCCAGACGCCGAAGTGCCTGGAAAGCATGAAGGGCCTGCCCGGCTACATCGACGACGTGATCGACCAGGTGCTGCGCGAAGGCCCGTCCCGCGTGCACGAGGCCGACACGCGCAACCTGATGTCCGACCAGTACGCCCGAAACACGCTCTTCGACGTCTGGTACTACCACGGCGCGATCCGAGCCGGTGAGCTGCGCGCCGCCGGCGTGGACCTGGGCGACGGCGTGGCGGACGAGGAGTCCTACCCGGCGATGATCACAATCGTCAACGACAAGATCATCCGCGCCTCGCTGAACCCGCTGGATGACGGCCAGTTCCCGTACGACGTGATCCCCTGGAAGCGCCGCCCCGGCATGCCGTGGGGCATGGGCGTGTCGCGCCAGATGCGCACGCCGCAGCGCATCGTGGTGGCCGCCACCCGCAACCTGATGGACAACGCCGGCCTGGCTTCCGGCCCGCAGATCGTGCTCCGCAACGGTACCGAGCCGGCCAACAACGTGTGGGAAGTCAAGCCGCTGAAGATGTGGCGCCAGACTGAAGACGCGCCGCCCGGCACCGGCATCCCGCTGGAATCGGTCGTGATCCCCATGCTGCAGGTCGAGCTGATGAACATCATCCAGTTCGGCATGAAGATGGCCGAGGACGTGACCGGCCTGCCGATGCTGCTGCAAGGCCAGCAGGGCCAGGCCCCGGATACCGTGGGCGGCCTGACGATCCTGAATAACAACGCCAACAGCGTGTTGCGCCGCATCGCGCGCCTGTTCGACTCCTCGATCACCGAACCGCACATCCGCCGCTACTACACGTGGCTGATGGAATACAGCGACGACGACGAGGCCAAGGGCGACTTCCAGATCATCGCCCGCGGTAGCACGGCGCTGGTCGAGCGCGATATTCAGGGCCAGGAACTGGTGCAGGTGCTGCAGCTGTCCACGAACCCGGCGTTCGGCCTGAGCCCGGAGCGCACCGCCGAGGAATACCTGAAGTCGCGGCGCTTCGACCCAGCGGCATTCAAGCTGACCGACGAGGAGAAGCAGGCCGCCGCGCAGCAGCAACCGCCGGAAGACCCGCGCGTGACCGCCGCGAAGATCATGGCCGACACCACGATGAAGCGCGACCAGCAGAAGCAGCAGCACGAGTCGCAGGAAGCCGACAAGGATCGCCAGTTCGAGCAGTTCATGACGCAGCTGACGGCAGACCTGGATGCTCAGCTGAACGAGCGCCAGCAGGCCGGACAGCAAACGATCGCGTTCGCCGACGTGAAGGCGATGCTGGCCGCGACGACGATGCGCCTGCAGACGCAGAAGGAGCTGTCTTACCAGAACACCGCCGGCGCCGCGCAAATGGCCACGCCGCCTACCGAACCAGCAGGCCGCGCTGCCGCTGGCCACGCATACGAGGCATAAGCGATGACCGCGAAGCTGCGATTGGGCCGGCATCAGGCGAACAACGAAGTGTGGACGATGATCAGCGCCCACTACCAGCAGCGCCTGCAGTTGCTGCGCGCGAAGCTGGAGAACCCGCTGACGCCCGAAGCGGATCGCACGGGTCTGATTTACCGCATCGACGAGATCAAGCGCCTGCTGGCCGCCGCCGAGCAGGACGACAAGGATGTGGCAGACGCTGGCCTGTAGGTCACCCTCTGCCGTTTGAGCCGGCCCACGGGCTGGTGTTTTACCTGGAGAAGTAAGCAATGAGCGACAACACGGAAAACGATGTTGCGGTAGACCCGGCAGAAGAGGCAGCGGAAGCCGCCGCGATTGCCGAGGCGATGGCAGGTTACCAGGCGCGCGCGAAAGCCCCCGCCGTGGAACAGGCCGCGCCGCCAGCAGCACCAGCGGAACCTGTCGAACCCGAACCAGCGCCGGCACCTGCCGCTGCTGCGCCGGCCGACAAGCCGCAACCCGCCGAAGTCCCCAACCTGCTCGACGATGACACTGCGCCGCCGGCCCCGGAACCGACGCTTGCTCAGGCCCTCGCCGATCTGGCGGAACTGAAGGCCGCCGTGAAGTCCTCCAGCGGTGACCCCGATGCCATCCGACGTCTGCATGGCGAACTGGGGAACATGAACCGCACGCTGCAGCAGCTGGTGAAAAACCCGGCGACAGCGTCCACCACACCCGCCTCCGCGCCCGCCGATGATGAACTGGCCGCCGCGATCAACAGGGCAAAGCAGGTGGCAGACGCCTACCCGGACATCGGTGGCCCGCTGGTTGAAGCCCTCGAGGCGACGGCCAAGCGCACCGGTCCCAAGGGGATGAGTGCTGAAGAGATCTCTGCACTTGTGACCCAGCAGACCCAGCAAGCTGCGGCAGCCGCAGCAGAGCAAGCCCGTGTGCAACTGGCACAGCAGTCGCTCCAAGAAGAGCATCCGGACTGGCACGTCGTCCGCGAAACAGCCGCATTCAAAAAGTGGTTCGAAGCGCAACCCGAAGAGTACCGGACGCGCGTCGAGAACACCTGGAATCCCGCTGTCGTGGCGAAGTCCTTGACGGAGTTCAAGACGGAGCTGCAGCGCCAGAAGGATCAGCGCAACCAGAAACAGAACCGCCTGGCCGCCGCCGTCACGCCACCCCGTGGCGATTCGCAGCAGGCCAAACCATCGACCATCCCGGACGAGCGCGGCGCAGAAATCGGATACGCATCCGTCAAGCGCCTGAACTCGTCCACCTTCGCTAAACGGTGAACAACATGACGCAGAATACCTACACCAGCCCACTGGGCCGGATCAACCAGATCAAGGGCGAAATGCTCGCGATCGCCGAGCCGCACGAAGTGCTGGCCCTGGGCACGACCATGAAGAAAATGCCGCGCAACAAGGGTGACAACATCACCTACCGCGCGCGCATCCCGACCGGCGGTTCGACCGCCACGTCGAACTCGATCAACCGCTGGTCCGTCAACGCAGCCGCGCACCTCGTGCAGGAAGGTGTCACGCCGCCGGCCGAGTCGCTGATCTACCGCGACGTGAACGTGCGCATCAACCAATACGCCGTGCTGTACATGTACACCGACAAGGTGGCCGACCTGCACGAAGACGACATCCCGAACGACCAGAAGCTGCAAACCGCGGAACGCATGGGTCTGGTCCGCGAGATGATCCGCTACGGCGTGCTGAAGGCGGCCACGAACGTGCTGTTCGCCGGTGGCACCTCGCGCGCCACGGTGAGCTCGGCGGTCACGTACAACTCGCTGTCGCTGATGTCCCGCACCCTGCAAGCCAACGGCGCCAAGATGAAAACGAAGATCCTGGCCCCGGGCCCGAACTACGACACGGCCGCCATCGAGGCCGGCTACATCGTGTTCTGCCACACGGACTGCGAACACGACATCCGCCGCCTGGAGGACTTCACGCCCGTGGCGAAGTACGCCAGCCGCCAGCCGATCAACGAGCACGAGCTGGGCTCCGTCGGCCGCTTCCGCTTCATCACGTCGAAGGAGCTGGCGCCGTACGCGGACGCCGGCGCCGCCGTCGGCTCGACCGGCCTGTATTCGACGACCGGCACGAACATCGACGTGTACCCGATGATCGTGATGGCCGAGGACGCAGCGTTCGACGTGGCGCTGAACACGAACTTCGAAGTCACCCACATCGCAGCGGACCAGAAGTCGAAAGAGGATCCGCTGGGCCAGCGCGGCTACGTCGGCGCCAAGTTCTACTCGGCGGCCCTCGTGGCCAACCCGGGCTGGATGGGCGTCATCGAGTGCGGCGTCACCAACCTGGGCTGATCACCGACAGCCTGACGATGCCCCGGTCCTCCGGGGCGTTTTCGCAACCATCAAGACAGGAAACTGAATCATGCATAACCAACTGAACGTGAAAGCCCTGACGATCAACCTGGCGAACGCCGGGCTGACCGCAGGTACGACGTCCACGTACACCACGACGGCATCGACCAACGCCGTGGTGCTGGGCAAATTCACCACCGCGCTGACCGCGCAGACGAACACGGCGTCGCCGACGACCGACGTCAACACGGGCGTGGCCTTCAAGTCGCTGGCCATCAACCAGGCCACCGTGCTGGTGTGGGGCGTGACCGTTGCCGGCGCCATCCGCGTCGCGCAGGGCTCGATCGAGAACACGGCCGCCGGCGTGACCACCACGCCCGGCACGGTGATCGTGGCGCCGCAGTTCCCGGTGCTGCCCGACGACTTCTGCCCGATCGGCTACACGGTCGTGCGCACGGCGCCGTCGGCATCGACCTGGACGCCGGGCACGTCGTCGTGGGCCGCCACGGGCGTGACGTCGACGTTCACGAACGTGTCGACCCTGCCGGACCGTCCGCAGATCGCGTAACGATCCATCCTGCTGTTCCACTCTAACGGCGGCCTCTTCGGGGGCTGCTGATAACCCCAAAGGAGAAACACCATGCTGTGGCGTCATTTTAAAGATGCAATCATCGAGAGCACGCTGTCGTTCCGCAAGCTCAGCCGAATCACCGTCGACATGGCTGACGGTTCGAAGGCCACGATTTTCTCGGCCGCCCTGGCGCGCATCGCCGATCACAACACGCGTTTCGTCTCGCTGAACGTGTCGACCACGATCAGCCAGGCGCTGCACGAGTCCCGCTACATCCTGATGGGCGGCGCTGGCGCGGCGCGCACGTTCACGCTGCCCAACGCCACCGGCAGCGGCGCGATCTACCGGTTCGTCGTCGGTGCGGTGAACACGTCGAACTACCTGATCAAGTCGAACCGCGGCGCTGACGTGCTGAAGGGCCAGGTGATCAACACGAACAGTGGATCGTCCGGCGCGGCGCGCGGCTGGTATCCCGGCGCGACTGACGACACCATCACGCTGAACGGCACCACGACCGGTGGCGCGAACGTCGGCGACTGGATCGAGGTCGTCGATGCGGCCGCGAACACCTGGGTCGTCAACGGCGTGACCACCGGCACAGGCACTGTCACGACGCCGTTCTCCGACACGGTGGCGTAACTGACGCACCAGAGCAGCACAGCCGCCTCCGGGCGGCTTTTCCACTGACAACACACTGAAGGAACCCGAACATGTCCCGCGAAAACACCCCGATCCGCCGCACCCGCATTGCCGCCACCGGCAACGAAGTCCTGGCATCCGAACACGACACCACCGAGCTGGATGCGCGCGTAATGAAATCGACCGGCGCCGCATCGGAATCCATGAGTGGCGGCGTCATCGAGCGCGTCTCCGAAATGCCTCATGACGACGAGCACACGGCCATGCTGGCGTTCATGGCCGAGCCGATCGAAGTGCGCATCGCCGAAACGTCTGACCCGGAAGCCGAACAGATTTTCGAGATCACCATCAACGGCCGCACCGAACTGTTCCGCCGCGGCGAGACGAAGACCGTGCCGCGCTACTACATCGACCGGATGGCGCGCCTGAAGGAAACGCGCTACACGAACCGCGAAGTCGTGTCGGCCGACGGCACGCGCGATGTGGTCTACGATCCCCGTACTTCCCTGAAGTACGACTTCGCCATCACGCGCGACACCAACCCGCTGGGCGCGTCGTGGCACAGGGCCGTGCTGCTGGAACGGGCATAACACGATGAGCACGCCGCGCACCTTCCTGCAGCTGGTTCAGGCGCTGCGCCGCGAAGTCGGCGCAGCCGGCAGCGGGCCGACCACAGTCGTGGGCCAGACCGGTGAATATGACCGCCTCGTCCACTACATAGCCGATGCTGACGAGGAGATCCAGCAGGAGCTGGGCACGTGGCTGTTCATGGTCAAGTCGTTCTCGCTGAACACCGTCCCCAGCCAGTCCGCGTACAGCGGCGCTGACTTCCTGACGCCGGCCACCGACGTCCGCGAGTGGCGCCTGCGTAGCATCAAGAGCTACCTGCTGTCCGGAGGTGTCGGCGGCCAGTGGTACCTGGATCGGGTGGACTACGAGGTGTGGGACGCCGCGTTCAACACGGGCACTCCAAGCCCCAGCGCGCCGAGCTACTGGACGACTAGCGCCACGGGCCAGCTGCTGCTGGGCCCCGCGCCGAACGCCGTGTACCGCATCACTGGCGAGTACTACCGCACGCCCACCACGCTCACCGCTGACGCTGACGTGCCGAGCTATCCGGCCGAGTTCCACATGCTTCCCGTGTACCTGGCCATGATGAAGTACGGCCGCTACACCGGCGCGGTCGAGGTGTTCCAGGACGGCCAGCGCCTGTACAACAAGCTTAAGAACCGCATGGAGCGCACGCAGAAGCCGCAGTTCAACGAGTTCATTCCACTGGCCTGACCATGCCTATCCAGTTTTCTCCAGTCGCCACCTCATTCTTCCCGTTCAATGGCGGGCTCGACCAGGTCACGCCGCCAATCCAGATGCGCAACGGCTCGCTGCGCTATGGTACGAACGTCGAGATCGGCGTACGCGGCGGCTACATCAGCACGTCCGGTTACGAGCGTTTCAGCGGCCAGGCGAAGCCATCCGCCGCCGTGTACGCCGTGCTGCCCGTATCCCTGATCGGCACCGTGGCCGTCGGCGACATGATTACCAGCAGCGTCAGCGCGGTCACCGCGAAGGTGGTGGCGACGGAGGCCGGCGCGCTGATCATCACTGCGGCGACGGGCGCCTTCCCCGTCGGCGGCATTCAGGTGGGCGCCACGCCGGTGGGCAACGCGCTGGGTCCGCAAGTGGGCGGCGGCGCATCCACGCCGGCGCTCGACGCCGCGTACACCGCGCTGGCCGCGAACCACTACCGCGCGCTGATCGGCCCGGTGCCAGGTTCTGGACCGATCCTGGGCGTGCACCAGTACAACGGCCACGTGTACGCTTTCCGCGACAACGAGACCGGCACGGCCGCCGTGATGTATCAGGATTCGCCAGCAGGATGGACGCAGGTGCAGCTCGGCCGCGAACTGCGCTTCACGCAGCGCAGCGGCACGGTCACCATCAGCATCGCCACGCCGGCCGTGCTGAACTGGCCGGGCAACAGCTTCCAGGTGGGCCAGAAGGTCACGCTGTCGACGACAGGTGCGCTGCCGACTGGCTTCACCGCTGGCGTGACCTACTACGTCGTCGTGGCCGGCGACAACTTCCAGCTGTCGAGCAGCGCCGGCGGCACGCCTGTTGCGACGAGCGGCACCCAGTCCGGCGTGCACACGGCGTACCTGACGGCAACCGAGATCACCGATGGCAGCACGATCACAGGCCAGCTTTCCGGTGCCACGGCCGTCGTCAAGCGCGTCGTGCTGAGCACTGGCACGTGGGGAACATCGCCGGCAGGAAGCCTGGTCTTCGAAACCGTAACCGGCCTGTTCATCATGGGCGAGGCGTTGAGCATGGCCGGGCCGACCGGGCCGATCACCGTCAACGCCGTGCTGGCCGACGCCGCGATCGCGCTGGCGCCGGGTGGGCGCTACGAGTTCGAGAACTGGAACTTCTACGGACAGGCCAGCACGCTGCGCATGTACGGCTGCGACGGCGCGAACCGGGCGTTCGAGTTCGACGGCAGCACCTATGTGCCGATCAGCACGAACAGCCCGGACGACCGGCCCACGCACATGGAAATCCACAAGAACACGCTGTTCCTGTCGATCGCCAGTTCCGTGCTCGGCTCGGGCCCAGGTTCTCCGTACCAGTTCCAGTCGATTTTCGGTGGTGTCGAGCTGACATGCGGCGAGGACGTGACCAGCCTGCTGTCGCTGCCGGGCTCGGCAGAAAACGGCGCGATGGCGGTGCGTACGAAGAACCGCACGTTCGTCCTGTACGGCAACGACTCCGACGACTTCAACCTGATCCAGTACGAGAAGGAAGCCGGTGCGGAGCCGTACACCGTGCAGCCGATCGGCGGCGTGCTGGCCTTCGATTCGGCCGGCATCACGTCGCTGGCCACCACGCAGAAGTTCGGCAACTTCCAGAGCGCGCTGGTGAGCGACGCCATCACGCCGTACATCAGCAACAAGCTGGGCCTGTCGGCGGCCAGCTGTATCGTCCGCAAGAAGAACCAGTACCGGCTTTTCTTCACCGATGGCGAGGCGGTGGTCATCAGCTACTCGGCGAACAAGCTGCTGGGCCTGACCACGCTGTCCTACCCGCACGTCGTCAGCTGCGTCAGCTCGCGCGAGGGCGCCAGCGGCCTGGAAGAAATCTACCTTGGCTGTGCTGACGGCTATGTGCGCCAAGCTGAGACCGGCACGTCCTTCGACGGCGAGCCGATCAACTGGATCGCGGACCTGGCTTTCAACCACTTCGGTGGCCCACGCCAGCTCAAGCGCTTCCGCAAGGTCGCGCTGGAGGTGTCCGGCTCCGGATACTGCGAGTTCAACCTCTCGCACTCGCTGGCGTACGGCTCGGCCGAATACGCCGCGGCGGTCGAAAGCTTGCAGCGCGCGGACGTGTCCGCCTCAAACTGGGACGCCTTCATCTGGGACCGGTTCTTCTGGGACGGCCAGTCGCTGCTGCCTGCCGAGGGCGATCTGACCGGCACTGCCGAAAACATCTCGCTGCTGTTCAGCGGAAGCTCCGACGCCTTCCAGCCCGTGACGCTGAACAGCGCCATCTTGCATTACTCGCCGCAGCGCATGCTGCGGTAGAACTTGAACAGGGAGCATCATGAGCGCCGACGAGTATTACAACCACACCACCTTCCCAGCGTTCAAGTCGCTGGGGTCCTCCGCTTCGATGCGGGCGGAACTGGAGGCGATCGAGGCCGGCTTCGGCAAGCTGCCGGACATGGCCGCCAACCCGGGCCGACTGGTCGCCGTGAATGTGCTGGGCACGAAGCTGGAGGCCCTGGCCGCGCTGCCAGACAACACGCTGTACAACGTCAGCACGCTGGCGCACGGGTTCGTCCCGAAGGCGCCTGGTTCGACGCTGCTGTTCCTGCGCGGCGACGGCACCTGGGCGGCACAGGGCAACTCGGTGATGCCGGTGGTGGCGCGCACCAGCAACACGCAGATCACGACGAACAACGTGGCCAGCCTGATCAACTACACCGGCAGCACGAACTTCGTACAGACGTTCGCGTCGGTGGCGTCGCTGGGCACCGGCTGGTGGTGCTACCTGCAGAACCTGGGCACGGCCGACGTCGAGCTGGAGGCGCCGGCGTCCGTGACAACGACGTCGACCACGTCGAACTCGATCGCCGCGGGCACGAACTGGATCGTCGCCACGGGCCTGTCGATCGCCACCGGGGATGCTGTGATCGTGCGGCGCACTTCCGACCCGGCTAACCAGAGCGTGGTGGGCACTGTCACCTCGTACACCAGCGGCACCGGCGTGCTGGTGGTGAACGTCACCGCGCGCATCGGCTCCGGCACGTTCACGGACTGGACCGTCACCACGCGCCCGGCCACGCTGACGATCGACGGTCTGCCGCGCTTCGTGATGTACCCGAACGAGGCGCGGATGATCTACGTAGACGAGACCGGCACCGTGCTGAAGTCGCTGGTGATCCGGGCGTTTTACCGGCGCGCTCTCACTAGCTTCTCGTTCATCGTGCCGCCGGGCTACAGCATCACCGAGTTCGACGGCGTCGGCGGCGCCGGCGGCGCGGGCAGCGGGCGCAAGGGTGCCAGCGGCTCGAACAAGCAAGGCGGATCGCCGGGCGGCACGCCTGGCCGTGTGCGACGGCAGTTCTCCGGCCTCACGCCCGGCAGCATCTTCGCGATCTCGGTGGGCGCCGCCGGCACGTCCGGCGCGGCGCAGACCGTCAACGACACGAATGGGAATAACGGCACGGCGGGCGGCAACACCAGCTTCGGCACGCTGGCGATCGCGTACGGCGGCGTGGCGGGCATTGGCGGCGCTTCGGACGCAACGACAAACCTGTATGGGCGTGTCGCCGGAAGTGGCTCGCTAAGTGCAGCAGCAGCCGCTGCATACGGAACCAATAACGCCTCCGCATTGGGTGGATCGCCAAATGTTGGTTTCATTACAAACGCATTCGGGGATGCTGTCGGCGAAGGCGGCGCAACAGCGCAAAACATCAACAGCCCAGGCAACAGTGTTTTCGGTGGGGCGTCATCAATTTCTGGTTCCACTGAAACGACCACTGTGAAGTATGGCGGCAACTCCATGTACGGCGTCGCCGGTGGCGGCTTCGGGGCATGGATCACGTCCGGCAGCGCGGTTCCTGCAACCGGCTGCCATGCCGGCGTGACCGGCTCCTGGGCGAACGGCAGCTATGGCACGGGCGCGCAGGGCGGCACCAGCGGCGCGGTGGCGACGAACGGAGCGAACGGCGCGCCCAACGCCGGCACCGACTTCGACATGGGCAACTCCGGTGCTGGCGGTGGTTCATGCACCAGCGCCAGCGCAAGCGCGGGCGCGGGCGGCAACGGGACGTTCCCAGGCGGCGCTGGCGGCGGCGGCGGGGCGGCAACGAATGGCACTGGCAGCAGCGGCGCGGGCGGCATCAGCCAGCCCGGTCGCGCCTTGATTTGGGGGGTGATCTGATATGCGAGCACACGTACTGGACGCGTTCGGCGTCATCGTCAACACCGTCATGACCGACCGGCTGGGCGACAACATGGTCGACGCAGACGTCGTTGGCGGCGGCCCGGGCGACTCGGTCGTCAACGGCGCACTGGTGCCGAAATCTCCGCAGGTTGTCACGGCGCCCACCTTCGCCCAGCTGAAGGCCGAATACCTCGACGAGGTGCGCGAGATGCGCGAGAAGGTGCTGGTTCGGCTGAATGGGTACGGCAGCATGCTGTACCTGGGCGAGCCGCCGGAGCTGCCCGACGAGAAACTCCTGTGCCGCGACCTGATCCAGGGCCTGCTGGACATCACCACAATCGACGAAGTCGAGAGCGCAACGACCATTGCGGCCGTCAAGCTGGCCGTCAAAGCGGAATGGGCAAGGCTGGTCGCCCTTGCCAACACATCATCCCCCAACCTCGTGAAAGCCTTTCGAAAGGTCGACGAATGAAAACCCTGCTCATCCTGCTGTTGCTCGCGCCGCTGTCCATCTACGTCACGCTGACCATGTACTGGGCGATCATGAATTTCGTGCGGGCACGTGATGCCGGCACGCTGCCGCCCATCGCCCTGCGCATCGGCTACCCGCTGCTGCTGATCGGCTACCTGATGGACTTCCTCGTGAACGTCCTCGTCGTCTCGGTGATCCTGCTGGAGGTGCCGCGCGAATGGCTGGTCACGGCGCGCCTGTCCCGCCACATCAAGACCGAATCGGGATGGCGCAAATCGGTGTCGACGTGGGTGTGCAAAAACCTGCTGGACTGGGCCGACCCGAAGGGCTGCCACTGCCGGTAACGCCCATCAACCTCACCACGAACGCACCGGGAAACCGGTGCTTTTGTTATGTGGGATTGCCGCGTATCATTATGTGCATCAGGAAATATTTCTACCCGGAGAAATGATGGCCACCACCACTGCCCCAAAAGTGCCGACGCTCGAAGAGACGACGGCGACGAATAACCAGAAGTTCGGGTACGCACCTGTGAAGCAAGCCGTCAGCGACAACTCGCTGGTGCAGAACCAGCTGGCCAGCATCACGGCGAACGGCTCGAAGCTGAACACGGCGGCCGAGACGGCAGCTACCAAGATGTCGAACCGGCGCGGGCTGCTCAATTCCAGCATTGCCGTCGGCGCGGCGCAAGACGCCGTGATCCGCAACGCGCTGCCGGTCGCCCAGCAGGACGCCGCCACGTACGCGAACAAGGACGTGAACGACACGAACGCGCAGAACGTGTCGTCGCAGTTCGCTGCGAATTCGAAGAACGCCGACGACCTGCAGACGAAGCTGGCGCAGATCCAAGCCTCGACGCAGTTCAATATCGCGAACTTGCAGTCGAGCACGCAGCAGAACATCTCGCGCGCCGAGAACCAGAACCGCCTGTCCGTGGCCGCACTGAACGCGAAGTCGCAGCAGGACATCTCGGCCCTGGACAGCAACACGAAGCTGAAGCTGGCCGAGATCGACGGCACGAACAAGCAGCTGCTGCAGACGAACATCAGCGCGGCGAACTCGTACGCGCAGCTGGCGCAGGCGCTGGCCAACATCTCCACGTCGACCACGATGGACGCCGCGGCGAAGCAGCAGGCCACCGACAACCAGCTCAACCTGTTCCGGCAGAACCTGCAAGCCATTGGCCAGGTCTCGAGCCTGGACCTGTCGAAATACTTCCAGCCGGTGAGCACGTCGCAGCAGGGCGGCACGAACACCAATGGCGGTGGCGCAAACGGCGGCGCCGACCAGGGCCGGCCCGGCATGAACGGTAGCCTGACCGAGTGGGGCTGATATGGACCGGGAAACGCTGATCGACCAGCTGTACGCGAAGGTGCGCATGCACGTTCCGATCTCGCGCGAGGCGTACGGCAACAGCCTGTATGGCTGGGACATCGTACCGGTCATGATCGACGGCACGCAGATCGGCGTGCGCATCATGAAGGACCACGAGGTACACCACCTGCTGGACAAAGGCGCGGCGCGGCGCCATGCGCGCCGGATCATCGCGCAGTACGTGGCCGAACCGCTGGCGCGCCTTGGGTACCTGATCTCGCGCACGGAAGACGCCGACATCCCATTCCTGCGCCGCATGGGCTTCTACGAGATCGGCCGCGAAGGCCGCATCACCACGATGCGCCTGGACAAACTCACCATTCAATAAGGGGAACAACATGCCAATCGTCGTAGTGGGCGCCATCGCAGGCGCCGCAGCAGTCGCGACAGCAACCGCCACCGTCGCGACCGTCGCGATGGTAGGACTGGGCGCGGTCGTCGTCGGCAAGGTCACGAAATTCAAGGAGCTGGAGCAGTTCGGTTCTGGCCTGGGCATCGGCGCTGGCCTGGCTGGCGCGGCCTCGTCGCTGTTCGGTGCCGCCGATGCCGCCGCTGGCGTGAGTTCCGCCGCCGGTACTGCAGAGGCTGGCAGCGGGGCCCTGGGCAACACGATCAGTTCCGCCGACTTGGCCGGCATCGACGCGGCCGCCGGCGGCATCGGCGGCTCCACGCCCGGCGCGCTGGAGGCGATCTCGACGTCCTGGGAAGCGCCGGCCACCGCGGTCGATTCCGTCGCGTCGCTCGGCACGCCAGCATCCGTTTCGGGGATGCCCACCGGATTGCTGGGCTCGACGCCCACCGTGCCAGGCGCCACGCCGCCCACCGCACCGGGCGCAACTGGCGCAGCCAGCACGGCACCGTCGGCGCCAGGCGACCCTACGTCAGCAGCGATCAATCCGTCCGCCCCGGTTGCGCCGCCGACGGGCACCGACACGAACGCGATTTCGCAGTGGTGGGCGAAGCAGCCGGAATCGGTGAAGAACCGCATCTTGCAGATGGGCGGCCAGTTCGCAGGCAGCCTGTTCGACGGCTGGAGCGCCGAGGAAAAGATGGCGCTGCAGCGCGAGCAGCAGAACCTCGAAAAGCAGAAATACGACACGACGATGCGCAACGGCTCGGCGCAGCCGGTGGTGCAGTTCCAACCATACCAACCGGCGGCCACGGGCCTGCTGGGTTCCACGAAAGGGTAAGCCATGGCCGGACTTCTCAACTCCACTCCCGCGCAAGCCGCGCCCGCTGCTGCACCTGCACCTGCACCAGCAGCTGGGCAACAGCCGCAGCAGCAAGGCGGCGCTGCCGATCAGCAGCTGGACGATCCGCTGCTGATCCAGACGGAAAAAAGCATCGAGCAGTCGGTGCCGCCCGAGCACAAGCAGATGTTCGACTCCATTGTCCTGGCCGGCATGAACGTCATGTTCAGCAAGGAGACAGCCAGCCTGATGGAGCAGCAGCTGGACGAGGGCGGCGACATTGTCTCGAACGTTTCCGATGGCGTGGCCAAGCTGATCATGATCGTGTTCAACGAGTCAAAACAGGACGTCAACGCGTTCATGCCCGCCTCCGTGCTGGCCGCCGTGGTGCTGATGTGCCAGGCACTGGATTACGCGGAGCAGACGCGCGGCGCCCAGGTGACGCCGGAGATCGTCGCGCAGTGCACGAAGCAGACGCAGCTGAAAGTGCTGAAAACGTTCGGCGTGTCCGAGGAGCAAGTCAACCAGGTCGCGGCGTCCGGCATGCAGCAGATGCAGCAGGGCGGTGCCGCGCCGCAGGCACCACAAGCGGGGGTGTGACATGGCAGGCTTGGGATTGCTTTTCGCTGGCCTGTCTGGCGCCGGTAAAGCACTGGCGTCGTCCGCGCAGGAGGAACAGCGCGTCAACGACCAGATTCGTCTGGACGAGGCGCGCGCCAAACTGGAAGAGGAGCGCGCACTGCGCATCGATGAGGCGAAGCGCCAGCGCGAACGCCAGGGCGCCATGCAGATGGGCCAGGACATCACGGCGCAAACCGCGATGCTCCAGAACCAGCGCGATGCCGAATCGATCAACGCGAAGTACGGGTCGCAGATGACGGCCGCCGACGCGCAGGTGCTGCGCGACAACCCGGAAGCGCGCAAGGCATACGGCCTGTTGGGCAGCACGCGCCAGGGTGACCTGGAAGACCGTGCTACTGCGGCCGAGCGACTGGGCTACCTGGACGCGGCCCGCGAGACGCGCGGCCAGTTGCAGACGGAAGTGACGAACCAGCGGAACCAGCGCAACGACGAGAACGCCGACAAGCGACTGGAAGCGGAGCAGAAGTGGCGCGAGCGCACGGCGCAAATGGCCGAAAAACGCGAGGACCGCATGGCCCGTCTAGCAGAGGCTGATCTGGCGTTGCGCCGCGCGCAAGCGGCGAAGGCGGATAGCCGCGAGACGATGGCTGCTAAAAACGCAGCACGGCAAGCCACCGTGGAAGCGATGAAGGGATACGAGACGGAGATCAAACAGCTGGCCAAGGATGCTGCCGACCCGCTGCTGGCTCCAGAGCAGAAGCAGGTCATCCAGCAGCAGATCGAGGAAGCACGCCGACAAGCTGCCGCGCTGCGCCGCTCCCTGGCCGGCGCCGGTATCGAAGGCGGCGCTGCGCCGGACAAGCCGTTCAACCCTGCTGACTTCCCGCTGGCTGGTGCCAAATCTGGCACTTCCGGCGGCGAGCGCGTGGCCAACCCGTTCAGCGGTGGCGCCAGCAAAGAGGCGGGAAGCCGCGACGTGGCGCGCCTGACACCGGATGCGCAGCGTCGCCTCGACGAGGCCGAGCGGCGCGAACTGTCCGAGCGCGCGAAGCAGCAAGCCGAGGAATTCTCGCGCAAGAGCGCCGGCGGCAACCGGCTCCAGCAGCCCAAGTCACAGGGCGCTGGCGACATTGCGGCACTGGAGAAACGCTATCAGGAGGCGCTGACCCGGCTCGAGCGCGGCAAAAATATCGACGGTCCGCCGGGACTGAAGCTGCGAGCGGAAGCGGATGTCCGCGCCGCAAAGGCAGCACTCGACGAAGCAAAAGCAGCAGCGCGCTGACGCACGCAATCCGGTGCGCCAGCGGTACGAAGCAGTACCAACCCAACGACACGAGAACCCATGAGCCTCGATTTTGACTACCAAGCAGCACGCGCCGCCGGCTACTCCGACGACGCAATCCTGGACGGCCTGCAGCGTGCGGGCCGTTTGTCTTTCGACCTGGACGCAGCGAAGAAGCGCGGGTACTCCGCAGCCGAGATCCTGCAAACTATGTATGGCGGCGCCAGCAGCGCGCCGGCGCCTGCGCAGGAACCGGAATCGACCAGCCTGCTGCGCCGAGCCGGCGACGTCGGCATCTCCGCGCTGAAGGGCGTCATCGGCGTGCCGGAGGCACTGGTGGGCCTGGCCGACATTCCGACGGGCGGCGCCGCCGGCCGCGCTGCTGAGTCGCTGGGCATGAAGTTCCGCGAGTCGAAGGAACTGCTGTCGGACCTGTACTCGCCGGCGCAGAAGGCCGCGAACCAGAAGGTGGCCGACGCGCGCGGCTTCGTGGATACCGCCGGCGCCATGCTGTCGAACCCGTCGACGATCGCGCAGACGGCGGTGGAATCCCTGCCGTCGATGGGCCTGGGCGGCGCGCTCGGCCGCGGCGCGCTGGCGCTGGCACCGAAGCTGGGCGCCGTTGGCGCAGCAGCGTTTGGCGAGGGTGCGGTGGGCGCCGGCAGCGCGGCGGAACAGACGCGCCAGCAGTCTGGCGGCGACCTGTCGCTGGGCCAGGCTGGCGCCGCGCTGGCATCCGGTATCGGCACGGGCATCTTCGGCGCCGTGGGCGGGCGCATCGCGCAGAAGCTGGGTATCAGCGACATCGACACCGCGCTGGTGCAGGCGGGTGCGCCGGCCGGCAGCACGAAAGGCGTCATCCGCCGCATGATCGAGGGTGGCGTGTCGGAAGGCGTGTTCGAAGAGCTGCCGCAGTCGATGCAGGAGCAAATCTGGCAGAACGCCGCCATGGGCAAGCCGCTGCTGGAAGGCGTGGGCGAGAATGCGGCGCAAGGCCTGATCGCTGGCGGCCTGTTCGGCGGCGTCGCCGGCGGCGTGCTGCGCGGCAAAACGAACCAGCCAGAACAAACAGGACAGCCGGAACAGCAGCCCGGCCAGGCACCGCTGCTGACCAACACGCCAGACCCGTTCATCTCGTTCCCGGACGGCTCCGTCGGCCGCCAGTCGGACGTCGATGCATTCCTGAACAGCATGCCGGAGAGCGACCGCGCCACCGCGCGCGCACGGCTGTATGGCTACGCGCCGGAGGAAGTTCCAGCGCCGACACCCGCTGACGTGCTGAACGCCGGCAGCGTCGACGAGGCGATCGCCACTGCGGCCGAGGCCGTGGCCGGCAGCACGCCGGACATGATGGCCGCGCGCGACGCGCAGATCGATGCCGCATGGAGCACGTTCATCCGCGAGCGCGCCACGCAGCGACAGGCTGAATTCGACGCCGCCGAGCAGCAGCGCCGCGAGGCGGACGTGCCGTCCATGCAGGCGCAGCAGGCGGACCAGCAGGTCGAGCAGGCTGCCGCGCTGACGTCGGCGCAGGGCTTCGACGAGCCGGCGCCGACGGCGATGCAGATGGCCATGCAGGAGGCGCAGGCCAAGCGCCAGGCGGCGCTCGCCGCGGCAACGCAGCGCAGCGCCATGACACAACCCACCGACGCAGGAGTAGCCGATGTCCCGCCAGTCCCTGCTGACGCTGTTGCACCTGCACCTGCTGGAGCGCCAGATATCGCTGCTGGAGCAGCACAACCTGCGCCTGCTGTCGCTGCTGGGCAGCCAGCAGCCAACGCCAGCGCAGCACCTGCTGGCCGAGCTGCGGCCGCACCGGAAACCCTGACGCGGGCCCGCGAGATTCTGTCCGCCGCCGGCGTCACCGGCAACGAGCGCATGGCCGCGCTGCGCGCCATCCGCACGGGCGAGAACACGCTGGACGACCTGATCGACGCACACCCACCGAAGGAGATCACGAATGCAACCGCACCAGGACCAGAAGCAGCAGGAGCAGGAATTCGAAATGTCAGCGGAGCGCGCGATGAAACTTCTGTGGCAGTACAACGGGGTGCCGAAGTGCCAATGCAAGGCGCTGAAGGGGCTGATACTCGTGGGACATCCGCTGCCGGAGCGGATGCACGACCTGCTGGAGAAAGTGTGGCTGATGCAGTTGCGCCGGCCAGCACGCCCCAACTGATCGACGACGCGCCGCTGGCGTCCGCCGCGCCGCGCACCGCCGAAACGCTGGGCGACGTGCGCGCCGCGTGGGATGCAGCCGGCATCAAGAACTTCATCAGCGAGCGCGGCGACAAGATCAACTTGGCGCAGATCGTCGTGCCGCAGTCCGCGCGAGGCGCTGGCGCTGGCACGCGCGCGATGCAGCAGCTGGTCGAGTACGCGGACCGCACCGGCAAGACCGTGACACTCACGCCGTCGGCGGACTTCGGCGGCACGAAATCGCGGCTGGTCGAGTTCTACAAACGGTTCGGCTTCGTCGAGAACAAGGGGCGCACGCGCGATCCCGAGATCAGTGAGGCGATGTACCGACCGGCCACGGACAATGCCCGCTCCAGCACGGCGCCAGCCGAAGACGGATTTCCGGCATCGCTCGATCAGCGCGGTATGTCCGCCGCCGATGTCACCCGCGCCATCACCCGCCTGCGCGCGAAGTGGGCCGGCTTCACGCAGGTGGAAGTCATGCAGTCCGTCGACGACCTGCCGGCCGACGTGCGCGAGCGCGCCGGCGCGGACCAGGGCACCGAGGGCCTGTACGATCCACGCAGGGCCCGCGTGTACCTGATCGCCGAGAACATCGCGACGCCCGAGCGCGCGGCCTGGGTCGCAGCGCACGAGGTTGTCGGCCACGGCGGCCTGCGCATGCTCAACGACAAGTCGGTCAGCGACGCGCTGAAGCTGGCCGGCGCCAACCGGTTCGTGCGCGAGCTGGGCGCGGCCATCGCGAAGGATCGCGGCGGTGACCTGTCGACGAACATCCAGGTCGAGGAGGCCGTGGCCGAGATCGCAGCGGCAACGGAAGCCGACGACTTCGATGCGCTGGCCGAGCGCTACGGCGTCGCGGTCCCGGCCGCCGCGCGCAACGGCGTTCGCGGTGTCGCGGCGCGCGTGCTGGACGCGGTGCGCCGGTTCCTGGCCGCGATTACCGGCCGCCCTGTGGCCGACGTGTCGGACGCAGACGTGCGCGGGCTGGTCGCCCAGCAGCAGGCCGCTGTCGAGGGTCGCGGCGCGAACGCGTCGCAGCCGGGCGCCGAGCCTGCGCTGGCCTCCGTACCGCCTGCTTCTGATCGGACGATCGAGGTTGACGGCGAGCGCCGGCCCGTCACGGACAGCACGGGCAAGTTGGTGGCGCAGGACATGAACAAGCAGCTGGCCTTTTACAAATGGTTCGGCGACAGCAAGGTCGTGGACAAGGAGGGCCGGCCGCTGGTGGTCTACCACGGCACGACCGCAGATGTTGAAGCATTCAACCCAGCCTTCTCCGGCTCCGATGGTGTGGGCTATAGCGTGCCGGCATTTTTCGCAACATCCGATAAGGCGCTCGCATCTGATTACGCGAACAACAAATTCAACCGCAATATCGCCGATGCCATGCGTGCGATGCAGCAGTACAAGAACGAAAATCCTGGCGAATACGGCGACGAGTACGAAGCCAAATACCAAGCCGTCAAAGACGCATTCAAAACGGTCAAGGATGGCCGCGAAACTGGTGGCGGCGCCAATGTCATACCAATGTATATGGCGATCAAGAAGCCTTTGGTGATCGATGCAATGGGCAAGCGGTTTATGCAGGTAATGCCGGATGCTGTTGCCCGCGTAGTGGCTGAGGGATATGACGGCGCGATCGTGCACAACGTCATTGATCACGCATCGCCAGCCAGCGAATATCCGGCCTCGGTTTATTTTGCGATGAAGCCCGAGCAGATCAAGTCGGCCATCGGCAACGCCGGCACGTTCGACCCGAACGATGCCGACATCCGCGCCAGCCGCGCGCCGGCCGCACCGCAGAACCCGGCCGGCGAAGAGCGCATCCCGAAATGGGCCGCCGACCTGACGCCCGAGCAGCAGGCCGCGCTGCGCAAGTCCGGCGCGATCTACACCGAGAAGACCATGCGCCAGAAGGTGGCCGAGCTGAAAGAGGGCGCGCTGAAGAAGCTGCAATACGGCATCCTCGACCAGTTCGCCCCGATCAAGGATCAGCTGGGCAAGGTGCCGTACATGCACGCGCGGCTCGCGAAGGCGGCCGACGGCACGCTGGAGGCGATGATGCTGTACGGCCGCCCGCACCTGGATGCCGACGGCGGCATGCTGGTCGACACCACGAAGAAAGGGTTCGTCGAGACGATGCGCCAGCTGGACGGCGAGCACGACCGTTTCTTCTCCTGGCTGGCCGGCAAGCGCGCCGCGCAGCTGAAGAAGGAGGGCCGCGAAAACCTGTTCACCGACCAGGACATCAGCGCGCTGGCGACGCTGAACCAGGGCACGATGAAGGACGGCAGCAGCCGCGAGGCGGCGTACCTGCGCGCGCAGAAGGACGTGGCCGAACTGAACAAGTCCGTGCTGGATATCGCCGAGAAGTCCGGGCTGATCGACGCCGAATCGCGCAAGGTGTGGCAGAGCGATTTCTACGTGCCGTTCTACCGCGTGATGGAGGAGGGTATCACCGGTCCGTCCGTGAAGTCCGGGCTGGTCAACCAGAAGTCGATCAAGAAGCTGAAGGGCGGCACCAACAACCTGGGCGACCTGACACAGAACATGCTGATGAACTGGTCGACGCTGCTGACGGCCAGCGCCAAGAACCGCGCGGCGAAGGCGTCGCTGGATGTGGCCGTCGGACTGGGCGTGGCCAGCGAGGCGCCAGAATCGACGCTCAAGGCCATGGCCAAGTCGGCGAAGACGCGCGCCGTGTCCTACATGGAGGACGGCACGAACCGCTGGTTCATCGTCGAGGACGACAACCTGCTGGCCGCGATCAGCGCACTGGAGTTCAACGGCTACAACAACCAGGCCATGAAGGTGATGTCGACCTTCAAGAACTGGCTGACGCGGGCCATCACGATCAGCCCGTACTTCAAGGTGCGCAACCTGATCCGCGATTCGCTGTCGGTGATCGCCGTGTCCGAGGCCGACTACAACGTGCTGAAGAACTGGAAGACCGGCGCGTCGCTGCTGCGCAACAAGGACGAGATGGCGCAGATGGTCGCCGGCGGCGGCATCTTCCGCTTCGGCACGCACATGGAGGGCAACCGCGGCGAGAACGTTAAACGCCTGATCGACGACGGCATCCCCGACGACACCGTGCTGAACACGGCCGAGAAGATGGCCAAGTTCACCCGCAAGCTGTACATGGCCTACGAGCAGGTGGGCGACCTGTCCGAAAACCTGAACCGCGCCGCGCTCTACAAGAAGCTGCGCGACGAGGGACGGTCGCACCTGGAGGCGTCATTCGAGGCGCGCGACCTGATGGACTTCGGCCTGTCCGGCGCCTGGGCCGGCGTGCGCGCGCTGAACCAGATCCTGCCGTTCTTCAACGCCAGGCTGCAGGGCCTGTACAAGCTGGGCCGCGGCTACAACGACGACCCGAAGCGCATGGCCTACGTGGTGGGCGCGCTGGCGCTGGCGACGATCGCGCTGTCGGCTGCGTTCAAGGACGACGACGACTTCAAGAAGCGCAGCGACTCGGACCGCGCGAACTACTGGTGGTTCAAGGTGGGCGGCATCGCCTACCGGATCCCGAAACCGTTCGAGATCGGCGCGGCCGCGACGGCGATCGACGAGCTGTTCGCCTTGTGGTACGACAGCGAGAACACGAACGGCGAGCGCTTCGCCCACCAGATGGGGGAGCTGATCAACGGGCAGCTGGCGATGAACCCGATCCCCCAGGTGTTCCGCCCCCTGATCGACGTCTACGCCAACAAGGACGCGTTCAGCGGCCGGCCGATCGAATCGATGGCGATGCAGCGCCTGCGGCCGGAGGACCGCTACACCAGCAACACGTCCGAGTTGGCGCGCCTGCTGTCGAAAGCCGGCGTGCTGGTGGACCCGGTCAGCCTGGTCGCCGGCACGGGCGTGAAGCAGCTCTCGCCGGTCCAGATCGATTCGCTGATCAAGGGCTACTTCGCTGGCGTTGGCGTGCTGGCGGTGTCGGCGGCCGACGGCCTGCTGCACCACACGCTGATCGACCGCGGCGCGGCGCTGCCGATCCCACTGCGCACGCTGACCGGGTCGTTCGCGGAAGAGTTGCCGACGAACAGCAGCCGCTACGTGGACATGCTCTACAAGACGGCGCAGGACGTCGAGCAGACGTACGCCAGCTACCAGAACGCGATCAAGACCGGCGACATCGAGAAGGCGCGCGGCATCGCCGAGAGCGAGCGCGAGACGCTGGCCAAGTACCACATGGTCGAGTCGTTGAAGAAAAACGAGACGCGCATCGGGCAGATCATCCAGCGCGTGCGCGACGACAAGGTCATGACGGGGGAACAGAAGGAAGAGCAGATCCGGCGCCTGAAGATCGTCCAGGACCGGATCGCCCGGCAGCTCGTCACAGGTAAGTGACGTAGCCCTGATTCGAGGCGTTGAGGATGCTGGCCGTCAAGATCGATCCGATGGCCAGCAGCCAGACCGTCCAGAACCATTGCTGCCGCTGTTTGCGGGTGGTGACCGTGTAGAAGGCGGCGACGACGGCCCACGTCAGCCAGAAAAGTAGGGTTCCCATGCACAAATTATAGGCGCGTCGAAAATATCCTCACAGTAATTTCTGCTCGGCTGTTGCTGATAAAATACGCGACAGGAAATATTTTTCCTCGGAACCCTAACTTTTACAAAGGAATCAACATGCAGAAGATCCTGACTGCGACCGGCGCGGGCGGCGGCAAACAGAAGCCGCCCACCGAGCAGCAGAAGTCCACCTCCCCGACGAAGAAGAAATGAACGGTTGGCGCGCCAGGTTGTTGCTGTGCCTGCTGCTGTGGCTGTCCATGCAGCTGCATGCGGTGGCTGTAGCCGGCGTGCCGAACACACCGCAGGGCATGCTCGCGTTCCACGGGAGCGCGGCGGCCCTTGATGTAGTCCTGACATGCAGCGCGCATTTCCTCGTATCGGGGCGCCTGTGCGACGACATGGAGAACCTGTGCCTGTTCTCCGCTGTCGGTAACGCGCTCGGATGGGCGCTCTACCTGGCCTCAACCTCGCCAGTGTTTTACAACACTTTCATGTGGGGTTTGAGTTATGTGCAATGGGGCCGGCTTTTATACGTGGACCGTAACGATGCTGATGCTGATCATTCAGGGGTCGATCTGGTTCGCCTGGCTGATCGCATTCGCGGTCACCTTTATTTTGGAAAGGCGATTACGTGAACGCCGAAAACATCACCGAGGCGGCCGTGAACGCCGCAAGTAACCCGAAGGTGGCTACCGCCGTCGCAGCCGGAACAGCATCGCTCGGCGCCGCGGCAAACTTCGAATTCATCCAGGGCGCGCTGTCGATCGCGTCTATGACCGTCGGCATCGCCACCGCCGTCGTCGTCTTCGCCATCCAGGCCATCAAGCTGCACCGCGTCTGGACCGCCTGGCGTGCCGACCGCCCCGAACCGGGAGACCTTCCATGAAACGCAAAAAGCGCCTCGTCGACGACTGGCAGCGCTGCTGGCGCTGGCTGTCCGTGCAGTGCATGACGGCCGCCCTGGCAGTACAGGGGGCCTGGATGTTCATCCCCGACGACATGAAGACGTCGATCCCACCGGAGATCGTGCGCGGCGCGACGATGGCGCTGCTGGCGCTGGGCATCGCCGGCCGGCTGAAGAACCAGACGAAGGGGGAAGACGATGAGCCAAAATGATCTGATCACCCCCGGCATCCTGCGCGAGATCATGCCGTCCGTCGGCGCCCGCGCTGATGTGCACGCCGGCCCGCTCAGCGCCGCCATGGTCGCCTACGGCGTGACCAACCCGCTCAGCCAGGCCGCATTTATCGCCCAGGTGCTGCACGAAACCGGCGGCCTGCGCGCCTTCGTCGAAAGCCTGAACTACACGCCCGAGGCACTGCTGGTCACTTTCAATACCTCCAAGGCCACGCGCTTCACGATCGAGCAGGCGCGGCAATACGGCCGCACGGCCACTCACGCAGCGAACCAGGAGATGATCGGCAACCTGGCTTATGCAAACCGCATGGGCAACGGCGACGCGGCCAGCGGCGACGGCTTCCGCTTCCGGGGCCGCGGCGCGTTCCACGTGACTGGTCGCACCAACTACACGGCCGCCGCGCGCGCGCTGGGCCTGGACCTGATCACGCACCCTGGCCAGCTTGAGCTGCCCGGCCCGGCCGCAATGTCCGCTGGCTGGTACTGGCTGGCCAACGGCCTGAACGCCCTGGCGCAGAGCGACAACATCGTCGAGGTGAGTAAGCGCGTGAACGGCGGCGTCAACGGGCTGGCCGAACGCGTCGAGCTGTACCGGCGCGCGAAGAAGGCCCTGGCATGAACCCGCTGACCTTGAATCCGTGGGCGCTGCTGGGCGGCGCCGCCATTGCGGTGGCCATCGGCTTCTCCGGCGGCTGGGCCATCAATGGCTGGCGCCTGGAGGCGAACGTAGCCAAGCTGGAGCGCGACAATGCCAAGAACCTCGCCGACAGCGCGAACGCCGCCCTGGACCAGCTGGGCCAGCGCATGGGCAGCATGAACACGGCGGCCAGCAACGCGCAGATCAGCATTGCCACGCTGTCGACCACGATGGCGCAGATCATGAGGAACCAGAAAAATGTCCAGATTCAGCAGCCGCTTCCCGTGGATTGCATTCCTGATCGCCGCCGGCTTGACGGCCTGCGCGACGCCGTCAGCGCCGCCAATGCAGCCATCACCGGTACCGCCGCTCGACCGGACGCTGGCCGAGCCGTGCAAGATCCCGCCCGCCCCTGAGGTGCTGGACTTCGACGTCTGGCAGCTGTGGATGATCGACGTGCTGGAAAAATTCGGGGAGTGTGGCGCACGCCACAAAGCGATCGTGGACGCCTGGCCGAAGTGATGTAAGATGCCACTTCTCCAAGCAGTTGATGTCGAACGCGAGTTTGGTTGACTCGACGGCCGGCTGTTCCACCGGCCACCTCCCTTGACCCCAGCCTCTCCTCCCTGGAGGCTGGGGATTTTTTTATCGGGTGAGCCTCTCGTATTGCGCATTACTTTTGCGGCGCAGCGCCATAGTTTCACGACGAGTCCGCGTATGTCGCGGCGGCCCTGATTCCCATGTATCAAAATCCCATACGAGGATACGCCCCCGGTACCAGCCTTCCCGCTTGTTGCGACTGACCAGCTGCCGCTCATTCATCGGTCGGACGTTGGCGGTCTTGAACCCCCACACCATCCCACCGCAGCTGTCGCAGATCGGGGCCGATCCAGGTTGTATCCGCCGGCCGTCCACGTGACGTGCGTTTGCACTTTGCGCCTGCGCGAAAGGCTTCGGCATTTGCACCAGCAAGAATGCTGACTTCCCGCAATCGGGGTGAATGTAGACAAGCATCAGTGCATCCCCGTCTCGCGCGCCGGGCCACCGCAGCAGATGCAGCGGGCGACATTGAAGCGCACCAGCCTTGCCTTGTTGCTGGCGTCATTGCGCTCCATGATGGAAACACGCTGCGCAATCGTCACATCATCGCCAAAGTGCACGCTGCGCAATCCAGCCGGGCCCGGGATGTCATCGAACCAGACCCCGCTACGCCGCTGCTCGCGCCACAACTTGACCGCCATCAATGCGCTCTCCACGTCCGAGATGTTTGTCTCGGTTACCGGCACGCTGCTGACGCCCGGGTTGATGCTCTCCGAAAATTCCATAATTTCTCCCTAGAAAAATATTTCCTATCGCCTACACTGGTATCTCAACAGCGAGGAGGCGACATGTCCAGCACGACGAAACCCACGAAGCAGCAGCTGCGCGAGTACCTGTATGCACGCCACCGGTCGCCGGAACCTCCGCCGACACCAGACCGCATCCGCGAGGAGTTGGGCTGGCGTCTAGTGCCGCGCGAGCGCTGATCAGAACGATGGATCACGCGCCGCTTCTGCCTGCTCGTGCAGCTGCTGCTTCAACGCGTAACCCATCAGCGGCCACATCTTGCTGATGGCGTTCGCGCGCGCGATCTTCCGCCCCATTTCCGCGTCGAAGTTCTCCGGGCTGGCGCAGGCGCTCTCGCCGGTGACGGTGAAGCCGTTGCGCAGCTGGAGAATGCAGAACGTCAGCAGTTGAGTGCTGCCAAGAAGCCAGCCGCCCCGATCCTCGGCCCACTTGTGAATCGCGCGGTCCTGTTGGATCGCATCGCTGCCCATGAAGTAGTGCTCGCTGACGATGTTCGCCTTGATGTCCGCCGGCGTGACGCGCGGCGCCGTCAGACCCTTGGCTTGGATTTCCTGTTCGATCTGTTGGTCGTTCATGTTGCTCCCTGTGGTGTGTTGCCGCGCGAACCGGGGCGCGGCTTCCCGTAATGCGTCAGCGCGACGCGGTGCCGCCGGCTTCCGCCAGCAGCTTCGCAGCCGTGCGCAGTTCATCGACGATCGCCTGATGCTTCGCGATAAGTCGCTCGTCTTCGGCGATCCCGGCCTTGTGGTTGGCTATACTGTTGCGATACTTATGAACGTACATCTCGTGATCCTGCAAGCGCTCGATGAGCGTGCTTACTGCCTCTTCCATGCTTCCCCCCCAATTGCTCGCCGCGCGGTGCCGGGCGCGGCTGCCGGCTGCTACATCTGGCCCGCGTCCTTGCGCAGCTTCGCCGCGCTAGTTTCGTGGTGCTCCACCAGCGCCTGCGCCTCCTGGATCTTTTGCTGGTCGTACTCGAGGCCAGCCGCTTGCGCGTGGCGCTGGTCGCGCTGGTACAGGCTGATTTTCTGGCGCAGCGCTTCCGCCTCTGCCTCGTGCACACCCGCCTGTTCGATCATGGATTCCTTCGTTTTTTTCATCGTCCTCTCCTATTGCGCCGCCAGCTCCGGGGCGGCGTTCCGGTTACTTCGGCCAGCCGCCCGTGCGCCAGACCTTCAGACCAGCAGCCTCGGCCCGACGGATCATGTCGGCCGTGCCGCGCCCGCCAGGGAAGGCGACGGCGCCGTCTGGCTTGCCCTCGTTGATCATGCGCTGGTTGCGCAGCGGGCCGGCGCGCTTGCCGAGCGCCTTCCAGTCCGCATCGAACGTCTTGAATTCGATGCAGCGGCGCTGCGCCCATTCCCGCGCCAGCTGGTCCGCGCCGGTCGCGCCGCCCTCAATGATCAGCGTGATGCCGCGCCGCGCGTGCAACACGTCCAGCGCGTGGCGCACCGCCGACACGTTGCGGTAGTCGCGGCCGCCGCAGACCAGCACGCGCATCAGCCGCCCCGGCCTGTGTGCTTCATGACGAAGCCCAGGTAGTCGGACAGCCGGTTCGTTGCATCCTGCTGCGCCATGCGCCGGCCACTGTTCTCGTCGACGTTCTCCAGGCTGGCCACGATCGACGTGCCGATCACGAGCGCGCCACTACGCAGCAGCAGGATGCAGAACGAGGCGCGGTCCAGCTCCGGATTGTCCTCGCCGCCCATCGCCAGCACGGCGTGGCGCGGGTTGATGTAGAAAACCTCCTGCACGTATTCGGACAGCAGCGCCGACGTGACGCGCGGGCCGTCGTTCGGCGCCAGCGCAGCGAGGCCCGGCGTGGTGGGTGGGGACTTCGGCGCCGGCATGTTATCGGGTGCGGCCTCGGCACCGCCACCTTGCAGGAACCGCTCGAAGCTGCGCGCCGCTTCCAGCACGTTTTCGGGCCCGTCTTTGCTGACGGCTTGCAGCGCCGCCATCAGCGCCTGGGAACGCACGCGCGCCGCGTCGTGGTCAACCTCGGCCGGCGCGGACAGGCGATTCGGCAGCGGCAGCACCATGATGCTGGGCACGCCGTCGATCGCGTTCCACGCTTCGCCGCCGCCTGCATCTTCTGAGCGCAGCACCAGGTCGTAGTGCACGAAGTTGCCGATCAGGCGGGCGCGAAACACCTTCGCCAGCACGGTGTGTTCGTATTCGCGGAGCGTGCCCACCAGTTCGACGCGCGGCTGGAACAGCACCGTATCATCGACGGCGAAGCGCGATTCGAAGTCGGTGGCGTTGCGCTCGTATTTGGCCTCGAACACCTCGGCCGGATTCAGGTACGCGTAGCCATCCTGGCTCACGACCAGGTAGTCGCCGATCAGCGGGAAGTAGCGAGCCGTCATCTCCGGACCAGCTGTGAACGGGCTGCCGTCTTCCAGCGTGAGGTTCAGGGCGCCGCCGGGCGCGTTGCCTGGGATGGCGACGATCCGGCGCGCGAACACGCCGACGGGGCGCGCTCGATGGGTGATGGTGATAGGTTTTTCGGTGCTCACAATTTTCTCCAGTGGGGTAGTTGCCGCACGAACCGGGCACGGCGCCGGTCCTGCGTTATTTTGCCGCGCGCATCAGCGCCTCCATCATGCACGCGTAGGCGAAGGCATCGTCAGCAATCGGCACCGGACGCATCTGGTGTTCGCGCACAAACGTGCGCGAGTGGTCCGCCCACAGCACGAGGTACATGGTCCGCGCCGGCGAGCGGATGCCGTCGATGATAACCTCCTCGCGAATCACGTTCACGATCGTGCCGATCATGTCGGTGTGCCGGCCGCACAGCACGCCGTAGCACTCGTCATCGACCTGCCACTTGACGGCCGGGATCATGGTTTGCTCCGCACGGCTTCGAGGCAGGACATCGACAGCACGCTCTCGAGCCGCGTCAGCCATTTCAGCGCGGACTCGTGGTCACCCTTCTGCAGGTCGCTGCGCTGGCTCAGCACCAGCTCTTTGTTCAGGGCCTCGACGACGGACGGCCACTCCTTCGGCGAGTGCATCGTTTCGCGCACGCGGCGCGCGATGTCGACCAGCCAGCGCAGGCGGTTCAGCTCCGCGGTAACGGCCTGCCAGTCTTCCGGCTCGGCGCCGAAGTGAGCGAAGCAGAACCAGTCGCTGGTGCCAGTAGTGGCTCGGCTCATGGTCCCGAGCATGTTGCACCCGAAAGCTCGGCAGTTCACGGTGCTGATGGCGTGCTCACTCATAATCTTCCCCTTCAGGTTTCGGCATCGGCCGCGCAGCGATCAGCATCCTGATCTGCCGCAGCTGGGCGGCACCTTGTGGTGTCGGTGCGGCGAGCAATTCAGAGGCTGGCGCGGCGGACTTCGGCAGCAGACCCTGGCGCACGCCTTCGGCGACCACCTCCAGGCGTTCCTCGTGCGATCCACCCGGCGACAGGAAGTGTTGCGGCGCCCGGCGCTCCAGCTTCTCCTGCTCAACCAGGCGATCGTAGCAGGAACGGAACGCCATGCGGGCAGCCACGTGGTCGCCGGCTTCGACCAGCGGCGCGGCGGCGGCGAGCGCGGCAGCGGTTACTTGATTCAGGATACACGGCGGCCACTCGCCGCTGCGGTAGTCGATCGCACGGCGCCCTTCGTGATCCTTGAAACTGCGCGGCGCGTGCGGCTTCGGGATGCGCGCCCAGGCTTCGTCCGCACCGATCCACAATACCGGCATGCGGCGCTCGATCTGGAAAATGATGTCCGCCGGCTTCGGCGTGAACTTGCCGCGCTGTGGATCCTGGCGGTGCGCCTGCAGCGCCTGCTCGATGATTTCGATCGGGTACTGCACCAGGTCGTCGAAGAATACTGCTTTCGCCGGGCCGCTGATGAACTTGCCTTCGCCGACACCGATCACGTCATACGTCAGGTCGATCACGGCGAAGAGGCGTTTTTTGTCTTCAGGTCGCATCGATTGTCATCCCGTCGTCGAACAGTGGGCGGCCGTTCAAGATGCTCTCGGCCTCGGCGTTGGCTTGGGCGCGGCGCTCCTCCAGTGTTGGCCGTTCGCGGCGCTCCGATGGCCCGAGCCGGCGCGGCACCACGTTGCGTGGCACCGCATACTCGGCCGTGTAGAACTCTCCGGGGCCAAAAAAGGTCTGCGCCATCTTGACCTCGCAGCCAGTGGCCTTGCAGTAGGCGGCGTAGCGCATCGCGCCGGACAGCACCAGCTCCGGTGCGGCGCCCGCCTTGATCCTGGCCTGCCACTGCTTAAACGCCGCCGCCGGCGTGGAGCCATCGCGCCAGCGCGTGCCGGCGTTCTTCATGGCGTCGTACGCCTCCAGGAACTCCGGCGGGTATTCCTTCTTCCCCCGCTTCGTGGTGCCGGCCGCGCGCAGGCAGTCGTATTCCTGCAGCAGTTCGGCCAGGTCGAGGCGACTCACTGAGGCCGTGTCGCCAGCGCCGTCTGCCGCGGCGCGCAGTGCTTTGTAGTTGTCCATGTTGTTCTCCAATTTGATGCGAGTTTATTCAAGCCATTGAGATTTTGCAATCATCCTTTTCCAGTAGTGTTGCAATTTCGCACTGGCCACCAGTCCAAAGAAGGCGCTTCGTCGGCAACGATCGGCCCCGTGACCTGCATGCTGTGGTGGCCGATGGCGCCGCTGCCGGGTATTGCCACGATCTCGACGCGCCGCGCCTGGCCGGATGCCAAGTCTTCTTCCAGCTCGGCCTGCGCAGAGCGTGGCGCCGCACGGCGATCCAGAAACCAATGCTTCCCCTCGCGGAACAGGCGCCCCTCTGCCAGTGCGTCGGACAGCACCTCGGACGCCAGCTCGTTCTGCTGCAGGCCCAGCGCGGAATGCATCTCCCACGACAGGCACGTGCCACCACGCGCGACCAGGAAGTTCAGCGCCTTATCCAGCGGCGTCTCGCCAGCGGCGGCGCGGCCCTGAAGGATTGCAGCCGCCTTGCGCCGCGCGCGCTGTCCGTCCTCGCTGCCGGCGAAGCCGCGGCTGAACGAGTACGCGCCGTCGGTCAGCACCAGGTCGCCGATGCCGCGCAGCGCCGCCAGGTGTTCGATGGCGTCGTTCACGTCGACGCGCATTGCCTCGGCGATCGCCTCCGCCGTCATCGGCCCGTTCAGGGCGATGCATTCGTAAATCGTCTGGTCATTCATCTCTGGCTCCCTGTGGTTGAACTGCTCGTTGCTTGCGCTGCGCTGGCGCGCCGAACAATGCGCTGATCAAAGGATCGCCTTGCTGCATCAGCTTGCGCTGCTTGGCGCGCTCGGCGAGCTTCGCGGCGATTTCTGCTTTGCGCCCGGTGCGCTCGTTCTTGTCGCGCCACCGCTCGTATTTCTCGCGCTGCGTGCGCGGCTTGATCTTGCACGGCGCATCCCGGCCGGGCCCGCGCTCCCACACGGCGATGAACGGTCCCGGGCTGCCGCCCAGCGTGCGCTTATACGAGCGAATGAAACACTTCTGCTGCCAGCCCTTCTCATTGACTTCCTTGCGCAATACCGCCAGGCGCTTCGTGATCGTGGTGCGCGGAATGCCGGTGCGCTCGGCGATCTGCGATTGCGTGCCCGGCATCGCGGCCAGGATCGCCTTGTCGTAGAAGTAGGACAGCGCCGACCGGAAGTTCG